CATACTTTTTTTCTATGATGTCAAGTTTTTCGGCAAACTCTTTTCTTTGCTCTGGAGGTCATTGATCGTGGCCCGGAGTACAGCGTTGTCGGACTGCAATAACTCCATGCAGGTGTTCAGTTTGTCTTGGAACTTCCTGAGTCTCAAATACTCCGTTTCTACGACGCCAAGTGTTTTGGCCAACTCGTTGTCTACGTGGCCTAGTCTTTCGATAATCTCTTTTTCCTTGCGGTCGAGTCGATCGGCATACTGTTTTTCTATGAGATCAAGTTTTTCGGCAAACTCTTCTTCTTTGCGGTGAGGGCGAGAGAACCACTTAAGCGTCATGTGATCCTGATACTTATATTTTTTATTCCAGGTGTCCCTTTTATACACAAATCGTCGATATACACACCACTTCGTACTGCCGTTGCAGCATTTTCCTCGGCGCGCTACGGACCACAAGCGTACTAAGCGCTTGAGCAACAGCTCATATAGACGTTTAAATAAACACAAACGCAGCCCGCGCATATCGACAAACCAAACTATTAAACAACAAAATACACGTCGTATGTCAGATGGAACATTCGTGTCCAACCTTGCACTGGGCAGCCATAAAAGGCCACCACGAGTGCGTCCAGATGCTTGTTGCAGCCGGTGCGGATCTAAATGTCGTCGGCACCAGCGAAATGACGCCATTGCACTGGGCAGCCATAAAAGGCCACCACGAGTGCGTCCAGATGCTCGTCGCAGCCGGCGCGGATCCAAATGTCGGTGACCCCCACGGAATGGTGCCATTGCACTGGGCAACCACAGAAGGTCACCACGAGTGCGTCCAAATGCTCGTCGCAGCCGGAACAAGTCCAAATGTCGCCGACACCCGTGAAATGACGCCGTTGCACTGGACAGCCATAAAAGGTCACCACGAGTGCGTCCAGATGCTCATCGCAGCCGGCGCGGATCCAAATGTCACCGACTCCAACGGAATGACGCCATTGCACTGGGCAGCCACAGAAGGTCATCACGAGTGCGTTCAAATGCTCGTCGCAGCCGGCGCGGATCCATATGTCGTCTGCAACAAGGGATTTACGCCATTGCACTGTGTAGCCCGCGATGATCACCACGAGTGCGTGGAGACGCTGGTCGTGCGTATGCTGTCCGGGCGGGCTCTTCAAGACGACGAGTGGGCTCTCGTCCCGTTGGGTACCGCCGGCCTCGGATCCATGCTGCCCGTCGTGTTGGCTCGCGACGGATGGGATGCGGCGGCGAAGTTGGTATCTCTTCTGCCGGCGGCGGATCGCAAGGTCCTCGAGACCGTGGCGATGTCTCTCGGCTGCAAACTCCCATGCGACTTGATTGATCTGATACTGACGCAATGCGTGTGATTGTGTATAAGTTTAAATAATTTTTTCCTGGGTATGGTAATGTGGCTTCACGAGGCCGTTCGGAATGACGATGTGGTCGCCGTGCTTGCGCTCATTGCACAGGAAGCTGATGTTACCGCGGAAGATCCCTATGCTCACACACCATTGCATTTTGCGAAAAACGCAGACATCATCCGCGTGCTGCTCGAACACGGAGCCCATATTGACGCAACCAATATACATGGTTATACGCCTTTACATCTTGTCGTGAGGGCAAGTTGTCCGCAGTTACATATTACGCATATCGACCTCGTGCGCTTGCTCTTGCATCACGGTGCCAATGTCAATGCCAAAACTAACTGGGGTTGGACGCCATTACACATAGCATCAGACGGAGACGTGGCTCGTATGCTTATTGAACACGGAGCCGACATAAACGCAAAGGACAGTGACGGTTGTACGCCATTATATTGGGCGGGTAACAAATGTATCGCTCGCTTGTTGACTGCTCACGGTTCTGACGTAAGCGCAAAAGATCGTCACGGCTATACCCCATTGCATCATGCGCGAACTGGCGACATTGCCCGTGTGCTGCTTGAACATGAAGTTGACGTGAATGCGAGAGGCTATGATGGGTGCACACCATTGCATGTGGCATCGCGGCGTGGGCGTCCATATGTCGTGCGGGTGCTTTTGGAACATGGTGCAGACATTCGTGCGAAGGATAACGACAGTCGCACGCCTTTTGAGCATTGGGACCCAACACAGCGATCCCAATTTCTGGGGTTCGTGCGCGACCGTAGCATTGTCGATTTCGTTTACTTGTTCGATTTGTGTGACGACGAGTTTAAGGGTTGCGCTCGGGCAGCAATCTTGTTGCTGAGCGACCGCGTCATTGCGGACGTTCTGCAACGTGTTGTGTGCGATGTATGAGGTCTCCTGTGAGCTTGATGTTTACGATTCACCATGTATTTACATGCTTTCCTGGGTCAAATGACACTTCTTTTTTTGCGTTTTTAAAAAAGGGATAAGGATCCCATTTTTAAGAAGATAAGGATAAGATTCTACTACTCATACTCCATGCGATCAATCACATCGTATGGGTTGTCCAGTTTATAAATCTGGGAGGCAATGTCCTGGAAGTAACTGATGACATTCTCCAGAGCATCAATCCGCTCCTGATGGAACTGCCGGCCCTCGTAGTCATACTCAGAGAGGTTTTCCATCATTGTCTCCTGGTCAGTCTTGTAGTTTTCAGCCTCAATCTCAGCATACTCGGCACACCCCCTGTCATTGCCAGTGATACCACTTGCCTGGAAGCGAAGGATGTACTTGAGCTCGTGCTCGTTCTTGATGCCGCGCATCTGGAGACCGCGCTTGGTGCGTGCAAAGAAGAACTCGGCACTGTTCTTCTTGGGGGCCTTCTTTTTCTCCACAGTGTCCACATGCTTTTCAACATACTTCTCCACAGGCATTGCAGAGTACATGGTCTTGGTAGAAAGGCTTGCCTGGAGGCTGTCGCGTGCCTCCCCAAGCGCCTGAATGCGCTCAATCATGTCCTCCTGCCACTGTTTCTGAGCGGGGTAGTTGTTGAACTTCATTCCCGCGCTCTTGGGGTCATGGTACATCTTCTTGCACTCCTCGCGGTACTCAACGATCCTCTCGAGGGCAGACTGCTTGTCAACGCCCTTGGAGAACCGCTGGATGTACTCGGCAGCACGAGAGGACACCATAGTTGCTTTTGTTGGTTGCTTTGAGGGCTTTGTTTGCTTTTTGTTGGTTGATGAACCAATATGACCTGAGGCTCTCTTTTATGGACTTTTGGATTTCCTGGATCAAACAACATTTCCAGGGTCAAATGACACTTCTTTTTGGGCATTTTTAAAAAAGAGATAAGGATAACTTGTTTAAAAGATTACCTCGTAAGGCCTTGTCAGGAAATTCTGAGCAGGGTTGCCCGTAACCCAAGTATATGCCCGAGTAAAATGAGTTTTAAACTCATTAAACTCCGCAGGCTTAATAGGAACTTTAAGCCGGCGCAGGTCTGTAATTATAAAAGGATACTTGTATTTATCCTTGTTATACCAATCTGGGACTGGGACATCAGGAAAATCTTTCACTTCCGTTGACACTACAGTAGCACGATACTTATACCCTCCTTCGCTGCCACGTCCCAAAAAAATCACAAGACCAGGCTCTATTTTTTTGTGATCTGCCTTTCCTCCCTTAGCCAAACTCCACATTCCTTTGCCGTTATTAACATGGGCCAAAGTAATGTCAATATTGTATAGAGCATGAGGAGGAGTTTTATCACTTTTGGTAATATCTTCCGTGGTATCGGTGGTACAAAACAATACCACAGGTTGGTCGGTCATTGTTTTATATACAATGTATGACAACTTGCCAAATATATAGACAATTCTTAAATGACAAATACCTGGGTCAAATGACACTTCTTAGTATGCCCCAGGAGACCAAGATTTAACAAAATCTTGCGTCATCTTGAAGTACTTATCTCTGTGACCACCTTTCATTGGTTCGATATCGTGTGAATACTCTTGCCCCCAAAGATCAGTAAACACGGGATCTTTTCCAGAGTCCGCTTGATTCTGTGCGGTCCATTCGTTGTATCCGGTTATAGTTACAAAGGTGGGGTTATACTTCCGCGCATTGGCAACTTGTTCCTGGAAGAACTTGCCATTTTCACGCCCGCGTCTGCCGGCAGGAGTTGTCATGTATGTCTGCTGTGTCGCAAATGTAAGACCGAGCTGTTCGGGCTTTCCATTGAACATGAATGGCTTTGGGGTTGTATTGGTTTCCTTGAAAGACCACATTTTGGAGTTAGTTCCAAGCCCCCACATCAATCTAACAGTGAATCTGTCCAGAATCCCTCCAGATGGAATGCGTGGGTTTCCGGAATTTCCTGCAATTAACAACAGAGGCTTTCCGAGGTAGTTGAAGAACAGATCCTTTGGATACTTGTTATAAAAGTTGTTCCAGATAAACTGAGCGTCCTTGGCTTCGCGTATCCACAACACGACGCGGGGACCTCTTCCGAGTTGACCCATGCGGGCACAAAGCTTTGCGGCTCCTGCCACAATCTCCTGCTGAGTACCATTTGTAAGATCCAAGAAGATAAAATCAACACCAAGCTTGACCCAGTTGTCAATGTGGTAGTCAATCATTGCATTATTATTCCAAGTGTATCCTTTGATACCAAAAGCAGGTTCGCCCCACCAATGGAACAGGTTCTTCTCATATCTTGCTACTTTGCCCATCACCCTGCCTTCGCGAATAGATGGATTGTCGTGCCATGTGGATACAAAGAGACCGACATACTTGTTACGCGGGTACTTGGGACGTCTGCTTTGTACTGGCTTTGGCTGAGGAGCTGGAGAATTATTTGATGATGCAATGTTTTTTATACAATTCAGTAGCTGTTGATATGCCGGAAGAGTCAAATGCAAGCCGTCTGGGAACGTTTTTGGGTTGAGATTAGAACCACAAGTCAAGAAAGGGAATTTTCTTGCGCTTGCCTCTTGCCGGAGAGCAGAGTTCATAGCCACGACAGATCTGTCAGTACGAGGAAGTACATTATTGACGAATATTTGAGCCCCGGGGTGAGATTTACGAGCAGCATCCAGCATTGCCCCTATCGAAGCAACATTAGGAGGAGCTTGTGTATTATTTGTTCCAATCAATATCACCACGTTTCTTCTAGATGTATTTGGGGCCATTTTATTAAATCTAGCAGTAAGACCTTCGATGGTGTCACCTGCAATGCCGCCGCGTGCATCAACCCACTGCCATTCTTTTTTCATGTCAGGGCGCATTCCCTTGATGACTTCTATACCATGTGTAATAGAGTCTCCGTACATTAACACAGCTCCTCCTGGCGTAGGTTTCGGTGCTGGTTTCGGTGCTGGTTTCGGTGCTGGTTTCGGTGCTGGTTTCGGTGCTGGTTTCGGTGCTGGTTTCGGTACTGGTTTCGGTGCTGGCTTTGGCGCTGGCAAAATATCACCTGGTCTTATCGGTGCCACAAGCATTGAAGGTAGTTTTGGAAACAGGAGTTGCTGACTCACAAGCGTATCTTTAGGGAACGGATCCATAGATATCTCTTTCATGATACCATATATTTTAATACAATCATTTGATAACCGTGCTATGCGTGCTGTGCCAGGATCACATGATGCATTTTGTCAAATGACAAGGAAGGTGTTTAATTACATTGTGAATGTGTAAAAAGCCATCATAATAAAAACAAAAGCATAAAAAGCATCATTATTATCAGATTTTCCATCGGAGTTTGTGGGATACAGTCCTTGGAAAAACAAGTGCGAGTTGGAATTCAGCATCATCTTTTTTGAAATGTCATCAATGTCAACAACTTCTTCATGATTGGCAATGTATGTGTAATCGTTCATGACATCGTCAAGTTTGTCATTCAGGCACAGCTCAAACCTCAACTTGTTTATCAGCATCGAATCCTCAATCTGCTTGTAATACGCATCAAAGTTATCGAGAATCCTCTTCTTCTGATCATCAAAGTGGTCATTCACCGTTTCAAACTGCCGAACTCTGCGGTTGAGATTGCGATAAAACTGCTTTGTCTCCTTCTTCTCGAGCTGTCTCATTTGTTTCTCAAGACGCTTGACAAGGGCTAGCTGGATGCGAGAGCTCATTGTTTAATTGGTATATTATTTTGCTTCAAAGGATATCTATATACACTTTGAAAGACGCCTGGGTCAAATGACATCTTATTTCCCTCCACTACTCCACCGCTTTAGCGCGTAAATAACAGTGGCATAGAACAAAACAACAGCGACTACTGTGAAAACAGCAATACCAACACCAAGCTTGGCGTGTCCTGTCATAAAAGAAATTATAATCGCAGCGATCAATGCCAATAGAACATAATGATACGCATATATCTCCATTTATATATGTAAATCTTTTATTCATGAGTCTTGAAATTTTTGAAAATGTCTTCTACACGCATTTTTATCACTTTCTCGGCAAGCTTTCCAGGTGCCCACGATGGAACGATACATTCTTGTTTCAGCGATAAGTGTGTTCCCGTACCCCTTGGCACTATTGACCAACTACCCTCCATATTCACCATGCTGTTTATTGTCCTAAAATGAATTATAGTCTCCCCCGGTAAACGTTCGATTATCTTTTCAAAGGTGAGCAAGAACTTCAGGGGGCCAAACTTCTGGTGAAACGAACAGGAAATGTGGTTCTCATGCTTGTAAAAGTGAGCATATTCTGTGCCCAGTATCTTTCCGTGTCTCGGCGATATATGTGAATTTACAATGAGTTGAGGAGGAAGTTTGACAACATCCTCGGCGTTCACAAGAAGGGTGTTCTTCTTCCATAGAGAGTCAATGCGCATTTGTCAAAGGAAACATTTAATCATCAATAATTTCACACTCTGTGAAATACACACCGCGTTCAAATGCCTCTTTCTTGGAAGAAACAAGCATGTCTATGTGCAGGTGGTCATCTGTGCATGAAGAACATATGTCCCTCACTGTGTAGATTTCACCATCAATGCGGATTTTCTTGTGTTCAAGAGTTTCATACATATCATGAGACACCGCGATGATGTTTTGTGATGCATCAAGTTCGGACCCGTCTGCAGTCGTAGTATAACCATCATTCTCTGCAGGATCGTCAGTGTAGAATGTGATTTGACATTCCTTGATATGACTCTTGTTGTCATTACAATCACATTTTTCAGCAAAGGTACTGGACAGCAGAAGCATGAGTGAGATTACGATGGCAGACTTCATTTTGTTTTTAGATATATTGCATTTTCTAAGTTATATTTTTGCCAATATGTATCACGATATGTCTTCAACAATCTGCATATACCACTCTGACACTATCCTCATACTCTCGAGCACATTTTCGGGGATGTCAACTGTAAACTCCCGAGGCACAATCCTCCGGTTGCGTGCCTCACGGTATGGCCTCTCTTCCACTTGGCTCTGATCAAAATTGCTTGTCTCCTCTGGCTCAAAATACTGAGAAAATTTCTTGTACAACTTGGAAGAAATCATGCGAGCTTCACTCTTGGTAAGTTGCCGGCGAGAATGCGGAATAAGAAGATTCTCAAACTCCTTTGTAGAAAAATAATCACACAGAGTCTTCTTGTGGTAACGCTGCTTGTCAAGCTCAATCCCCTGAATGACATTGTAATATGACAGAGTTATCGGATCCTGGAAAACATACACCTTCTTATCGTTTCTCAGAACATATGTCTTGCCACGCGGAGTGGTGAGGACTTCCGAGTCTTCGTAGCAGGACATGGATGGTAGTTGGGAGGTAGCTGAGCTTTTCCAGTTTGTTTGATTTTAATAAGTACCGCAAGTACACTTTATGTAGACATGCCAAAATGTCATTTGACCCCGGCATTGTCATTTGACCCCGGCGCAGCACCCAAGAGCATAAAAGAGCCAAGGCCAATGAAATGGCCATTATCAATCAAAATGGATAGAATTTCCGATCTGCCCAGCGAGATCAGGATTCTTATCCTGAAAAAGATGTTTGGGACAAGTGTTCTTGATAAGGCGGACGCGTTTTTGAAAGAAAAAGTAGACCAGCAATTTGAACGGAACAGCAACGCCATAGTTCTGTCCCGCAGGCGGTACGGGAGCAAGACCCTGGGAAAGGCGATTCATTACGTCATCATACACGATCTGCTGTATCGCCTCGGCCCGCGCAAATGGACCCCGGTATCAGTAGATCAATTGGCAATCCAGGATCGCGCTGAATACCGCATCATATTACGTAATGAAAGTTGGGTTGACGCAAAGCACGCAGCAGGCGACGTCAAATCTCTCGAACAGCAAGTTGCCGCTTTTGGGAGCAATTACGAGAAGTTGCGGGTGGTCTTGTCGGCAGGCCATCGCCGGTTGATTGATAATACACGTGAAAAAGAGCGTGTGGCTTATCTAGGATAAAGCCCTAAAAAAACAAAAAAAGCCCTATTTTTTTACAAAAAAACACCACGTATGCCCACGTTGAGGACCATCTTCACGACCAGGGCGGTTTGGATGAGGGCCTGATGCCAACACTTTCCATGGACTATCTTCCTGAGTTAGATTTTTGTAAACAAGATCGTTCTTCAGATTGTCAATGTCATCAAGACCAATGACCTTGAGAGAGTGAGCATACTTCTTCACCAGCACATTGAAGTCAAAGATGGAACAGAACTCACCCCCATCCAAAAATACAAACTCCACATCCTTGGGTAGAACCCCGTCAACCAGAGGCGCTTCATGGGTCTGGCTTGCCTCAATGTCAAAGTATTGTAGCTGATCAGAAAATTTTGGATGGGTTTGCACATACTCCCGCGTTACCATTTTATCAGATAGTTTGCCCCACAATAGGTGAAGATCCACATTTCCCTTTTCCTGTGTGGCCCAGAAGTCTTGTCCAGACTGGCAACGCCCCTTGTCGGCCTCCAGAGAATAAAACGATGTCTTGTCGCTGCGCTGAACAAGGCCATTCATGATGCATTTGGTGCTTCCGCGACCGTTCCAAGTCCCAACCTCGATGAAATTCTTGAACTCCGGGATCTGAACAATCTTGGCTAGGAACTGTCCAACGGGTGTAGAAGCACCAAGCTGGCCCTCAGGGAAACTGCTGACAGGATAGCGAAAGAGTTCGTCCATTTGTTATACTCAAAACAATTTCTTTTAAGTTATTTTGCGCAGTATATCACTTGAATGTTTTTGAGCTTCCAGCAGCAGCACGTCGTTCGCGCTTAGCATCTGACTTTGCCTTGTTCTCGGCTGCGAGCTCTGGGTTAGCTTTTGCCTTATTTTCCTTGGCTTTCAGTTTCTTTGCGGCAGCTTTTTCTCCAGACGAGAGTTTGACATTCGCTTTGTCAATCGCCATGATGGTATTACAATATACTTTTTTCTCGTAAAATAACTTAAATATTTGTATTTCCCGTATGATATACAATGTTTCAGCTGGCTTTCATCGGTCACGAGCGCTTCTACGAGGAAACCATTGCAGGCATTCCGGAAGATGATGTCAAGAAACACATCCGCTTCGTGTGCGTAAATGAGAAGCTTCCCAAGTTCATCCCCGAGAGCTTTCCCAAGGAATGTATCCAAAATGAATGGGATATTCCAGAGTATGAAAAGTTCTATCAGGAAAACAACTACTATCAGAACTCGGTGTTCTTCAACACCATGAACGTCATTGAGACCCTTGGTCTGGATCAGATTGGGTTTTTCCAGTATGACATGAAGATGTCTCCTGAGATTTTTGACCATATCAAGCGCAGCTGCGCCGAAGACAAGGATGCGTCGATTGCATTTTACCCATACCCCATTGAGCAGCTCTTTGAAATTGTCAATCCAGGTGCTTGGCAGTTCATTATCCAACAGTACAGCAACTTCTTCCAGGTTCCAGTAGACACTGATCTTCTCGAGAGCAAGAAGCTAGCGCTTTACCACACATTTGTCATCCCCAAGAAAAACTATTGCCGTATGATGCACTTTGCCAAAAAGGTGCACCCCAACATCATCACCTTCCTGACCAGCACAGGGACTCGTCACATGGCTGGCACTCTCGAGAGACTGTTTGCGCTGTTCCTGAACCTCGAAATTGTGACAGGCAACATGGCTGACTTTGAATGGATTGATGGTCTGATTCACGATGATGTTAACCTGAGGCTGCGTGACGAGTTTCGTGGCGTGAGTTTACATAAGTAATTATTCAGAATCATCGGAATCATAATTAATTTCACGATCCTTGGGCTTAACTGATTTCTCGGCTGCTTCTATGACCATTTTTCCAAATAGGAACACACCAAGGAGAACACTCGTGGAAAAACTGCGCTCGGACCAGATTGTAATCATATCAATGCTTGTGGGAGACAGCCTAGACCGAACAACCCGTGTGGGGCGAGTGATTACGATGGGGCGAGAGGTAGGAATAAAAACGCGCATGGTAGTAACACGCATGTTTGTAAGAGTATATTGATACGCTTCCAACCCGTGGTTATACTCTAGTTCTGTCGATATGCGACCTGTACTTTGGGGCCAAATGCCCACCGATTCTCGTGCATGATACTGTCCATTTCTTCCTTTGTATATTCCTGCTTGATTCCCAGAAGTGTACGAAGTTCCTCTGGCGAACGTCCGCGGATGAGTTGGGCAACTGCCATAGACGCCTTCTTGAGTAGCTGTGGAATGTTTAGGAAATTGGCAGCCGACAAAACAAGGATGATTTTGTTAATGTCCATGTCAAAAAACACAGAATCAAATTCCTTATCTTCTTCTTCAACATGGTGATTTGAATAAAACTCGCAGAACTGGATGATTGACTTCAATATGTCAGAATCCACATTGGGGATGGGAATAGGATCTTCAGATCCCATATCCTCGATGATATGAGCAATGGTCTCAGATTGTTTGGCAACCTCCTCATCGACAAAGAAGACAGAGCCATCGCCGGTGAATAGCTGGACAGACATTTGGGTTATAAGTAACACGTCTCATTAAGATATCAGTTCTGTCGATATGGTGATAATAAAATATTGAGTTCTTTTATTATATAATATGTTTCCCAATGGAACTCTTGTGAACCAGACTCTGCTGTTTCCGGATTTACCATCTAGAACCATAGCACCCATTCGCCCAGGAGGGTCGCTGTCACCTTCTCCGAGCCCCGTTGCAGACATCACTATCATTGGAAAAGTGTTAAAAATTGTTAATCCAAATGTAGTAAAAATAACATACAGAAAACCAGGCGGTCTTGTTGTCACACCAGATGTGACTAAACAAAATCATGGTCTTTCGGCGGAAGATTTCGTAACAGTTACTCTCCATGGAACACCCCCCTATTTGTTAAAGAGCATAGTAGAAGCTCCCAAATCAGCTGAGATCCCAAAACCTAAGCCCGCTCCTGTCCCCAAACCCGCCCCTGTCCCCAAACCCGCTCCTGTCCCCAAACCCGCCCCTGTCCCCAAACCCGCCCCTGTCCCCAAACCCACCCCTGTCCCCAAACCCGCCCCTGTCCCAACTGGAAATAGATCAGATGCAGGGTTAAAACCAGTGCTCATAAACGTAGGTGGCAAACAGCATGCTTATCAGTCTCCTAAAGATCCCAAGGGTCTCGTTGTTTTCCTACATGGTTGTGCCAGATCTATTTATGGAGGATGGCCAGCATCGGCAAACCCCAAGTTCTATGGCATGCCAGAGGATGTGTCAAGAACAAAGCAGAGTCTGAAAGCAGGGTATGCAATTTTGTATGTGTCTCCCGAGAACCAGAAGACAGGATGCTTTTCCCAGAATGGTCCCGACCCAGCCACTACAAAGAGCGTCATTGACCAAGTTAGAAATACCTTACGCATTCAAAACAAGGCTCTTTACATTGGTGGCTGCTCTGCGGGTGGTGGGATGGCACAGCGTCTTGTTGCCAAAGGCTTCATACAGTGCGATGGAATGTTTAATGAGAGCGCGACATCAGCAGATCCTTCCAACAAGACGCCCGCTTCTCTATGGACAGTTCTCTCGACACCAAAGGAAAAAGCAGAAGCAGAAAAGAAAGCCGGGGCTCTAAGGAAGTTTGGGAAGCCAGCAGCAGTTCTTGTTTCTCCAAAGCGAAAGATAACCCCTGACTTCTTCTACAATCAGATGGCTTCTATTTCTCTTGAAAATTCAAAGAAAATAGCCGACTCTCTCAGAAAGAGTGGCATGATAAATGCTGCGGGAGACGTTCTGAAAGATCCAAAGGCAAACAGGCAGTGGTATGCTGCTCTTGGGAAGGATGTGAAAATTCCAGAGACTCGGCTTTCGTTCTGGAACTCAGGTATCGTCCAAGCTATGCTAGTGGCATGGGCAGTACATGATGCATGCTCATTGTACATGACTGCATTCCTCAAGTGGGCAGAATCCGGGTTCAAAGCAGACATCAACAATCTTGGTAAGCAATTTGCTGCTACAAAGCCAGCTTTCATAACATTGTGATCATGTAGTAGACTTTATCTCTTTGTCAATATTATTTGCCACTTGTGTGTAAAATTTCTTGGTTTCGTGTGGTAATTTGTACATCCTGTGATCCCCTGCTGCGCAAATCTTTATCACTTCTGATGCGGGAATTGGTTCGTCCTTCTTCTTCCCGGTCTCAAACTCTGGTTTCGTGAGCTGTTTCATGGCTTTCTGTATGTATCCTGGCATGTATGGGATGTGGAAGTCGTCGTCGTACACATCTGCATTATCTGCCAGGTATTCATTTCTGTATTTTTTCAGTTCCTTTGACACATCCTTTCCCGTGACTGGGTCCTTGTGTCTCACGACGTTCTTGTCAGAGTCGTACTTGATGACCTGTTGCTCTGCCTTTGTGCCTCTCGTATACTTGAACAATATTGCCGGTATGTCTTGGGCATCCGCGTGTCGGATTTCATCGAGACATTCCTGGTTCTTGATTGCGTCATAGATAGACGACACCACAGACTTCTCCGGAAGCACCAGATTAATGGTGATATTCTGCTCAATGTTTTTGACAGACTGGTCAACATTGTTGTGGTCTCCATTGATTATTGCCGAATACTTTGCTTCTAATGATTTCATCAATTCCTTGACATCATTGACATCCATCACAGTTCGCTCAACCTTTTCTATCTGGGGGTTAGAGCATCTTACAGACTTTTTGTGTCGAGAACCATTAACAGAATGATTTGTTTCAAACCCACATGTAGAACACTTATATGTCATTGACAGAAATGTCTTATCTGATGGAAAATCCATTTATTACACTTATTATACTTTTTGTTAAGTTAAAATATGTGATATATCACATTGATATATCACATTGATATGGTGATGTAGTTTTAAAATGATATATCACCTTTTATTTTTTTTTTTTTTTGTGAAATTAGTTTCCATAAACAAAGTTCACTTGATTAACGACTGGCAAAGTCGTGGAACAATGCTCTTGTCTTGGCACAGTTTACCACAGTCTCTTTCCCAATACTGGCATCCATACAACCATGTTCTTTAAGCATGGTTTTTAGGTCATTTTCGTCCTTCTTGATGTCTGTAGAATAGAAGCACATTATTCCAGGTTTTGAAAATGTAGAATAACGACTTTTTAACTTTTTCAAATCTGTATTCTTTGTGCGTCCAATCTTGCCGCGTGATGGCAAGTCTTTATCAGTGATGTAATAAATTATACCAACGCCATCTTCATTATCTTCATCATCACTATCCGGTTTGTATGTTTCAGAAATCTTCAGTAATGTTTTCCGCTGTTGCTGTATAATTTTAGTAAGTTTATCATTTTCATCAGTTTTCGTAGCAACAATTGTAGTCAAATCTTCAAGATAATCATCCACTGATTTAGATTTCATCAATTCCTTGACATCTTCTATTTTCATGACCTGAACTTCTACTTTTGTCATGTTAGGATTTTCACATTTCAAAGTTTTTTTGTGTCTGGCGCTGTGACTACTATGATTTGTCTCATAACCACAATGAGAACACTTATATGATAGTGTCGTGAATGTCTTGTCTGCTGGAATATCCATTGATATTAAATTACACATCTTGTTTTGTATACACTATTGTCGATATAAAAATATATCGACGAAAGTGATTTGCTAGATGATTACGCACAACGAGAGCCGTTCCACTTGGTTGGGGGGTTGCAGACGCACTTACCATCAGATGCGCGGCGAATCTGTCCTGGCTTGCACCCAGAAGACCCACTGCCTGAAGAGCTTGATTTGCTACCTCCAGAAGACCCACCGCTGCACTTGGAACCGTCCCAGCTGGTTCCAGGAGCGCAGACGCACTTGTTGTCCGATGCGCGGCGAACCTGCCCTGGCTTGCACCCACTGGATGACGAACCGCCGCCCGAAGAGCTTGAATTGCCACCTCCGGAAGACCCTCCGCCGGTTGTGCATCTTTTCTCGGAGTTGTTCCACTTCAGCCCACGAGAGCTGTCGCACATGCACTTGCCGTTTTTCCAGATCTTCCCATCTCCGCAGATGCATGTGTTGCCAACTGCTACACGGCCACTGGTGCAAGTGAACAGTTTTCCGGATTTGCTGTCCTTGCCGCGATACTTTTGATACCAGTTCATCGACCGTTGGCACCACCCTCCCCACTTACCAGAAGGGACCATTGTAGTCTCATTGGGGCATACGCCTCCAGATGGTCTCACGAACTTGGAACCTGTCTTTTGTTGGTACTTCTTTGCACCATCGTCAAACGCGCGTCCGGTCTTCCAGTCAACGCCCTTTGCCTTGGCTTCTGCTTTGCGTTTTTCCAGAAGCTTTTTCTGAGCAGATTTTCCAGCAGCACTTGATGTCTTGACACATTCCTGTCCATTATGAATGAACCCTGCCGGGCATACTGCTGTAGATGTTGCTGGTGAAGAGTTACCCCCCTTCAAGTTTGGGTATGCTCCCTTGCATTGCATGCACTGGCGAACCCCGCCATCAGGGTCCCCCCAGTTTAGTCCAGTATCTTTCCAACCATCCCTGCATTTCCATGTTGCCCCGCCATCGGGTGTCTCTCTTGGTCTGTACAAGCAATCATACGATGTCTCTTCGTCCATATTGCCATATGTTTCGATTGCAGGTTCGTCCTCCAGTGCGTTCAAGCCATCTACAACCCCCAAGTCATATGCCTCGTCGATGGCCGCTGAGCAATCGCATGTTTCCTGAGTGTTCTTGTTCCTCCATAAGTATATCGTGAGTGCCAGAAGAGCTGCTATTACAATGAACAAGAATATGCGCATTTATACTATAGGAAATATAAAAATCCAAAGCATATGATGCAATGGTACTTTACTCACAAAAGAATTCATGAGAAATGATCTCATCAATGGTGATTCGAGAAATAGGATTGGGGTCAAGCATGCCCCGGAGGAGACTCTTAAACTTTTCCGAGCGATTTTTGAGCTTGTCTACTTCGTCCAGCATATCGGGATCTTCCAGATACCGCATCATCTTCTTTGTCGGCATATCGGGGACTGCATTTGTCTTAGTGGCGATGGAAAAAAGAGTTATGCCAAGGGCATAGATGTCCACTGGCTTTCCCACCGTGAACTTTGCCTCATTGTCTCGATGCATACCCTTGATGACTTCGGGCGAGAGGAAAGCCAATGTTCCCAGAAGTTTAGAAGTGGTCATGTAATCCTCTTTTTCAGCAAACCCGAAATCACACAGCACAAACTTGCAATTACCGTCCATCATAATGTTGTCCGGCTTGATATCCCGATGAACAATGTCCTTGTCATGCATGTACTTGATTGCCCCGCAGATGTCATTCAGAATGACCTTAAGCGTCTTTTCCTTGAGTAGCCCTTCGTTGTCCATGGTATAGTTGAACAAATCTGCCTCATAAAATGGCATGACAATGTGGGCCGACACTGCGCTGTGATAGATAGCGCTGGCCTTCATGATATTAGGGTGGTCCAGTGAATTCATCATATTGTACTCTGCCAACATGATAGTCGGGCCCTTGGGTGTTGTCGACATCTTTATCGCCACCTTTTCCCTTGTTTCAACATTGATGGCAGACCACACCTCGCCAAAGGTGCCCTTGCCAACCTTGTCTTCCAGGCGGTAATCCGAGAACAGTTCGACAGTGGGCTTCATTTTTAATTGTTTGGTATATTATTGTCTTGACAGACCATATATATACATTTTCCACTCCTGGGTCAAATGACAGCAACATTTCCAGTTTTCAAATCTTTGGAGGTGTTGTCGTGAGGAGTTTTCTTTAAAAGACTCTTGAGAGCCTTTCTGTTGATGGGACCAAGACCTACGTATCTGTGACCAAGGTCCTTGATCACTTCGTCCGAGTCCTCACCTGCCTTGCATCTATTGACAAACTCCTCGGATATCTTTGCCCACTCGGCATTAACATTTTGCCTTGCAGGTGGTTTAGATGGCTTTGTGTCTGGGATCTCCGGGACATCTGGGACATCTGGGATATCTGGAACAGACGGTGGCGTTGGGTCTTTGTTTGAGCTTGGGTCCATGTCCTTTACATCTGCGCCCAGGAAAGTTTTACTGAAATCATAAGGTTTCTGTTTGATGCCAGATGTAAATGGATTTGCGCCTTGTCCTGGGCCGGGTTGGTCTCTGTTTGTTGACCAGAATCCTACGTATGTCATCCAGGGCGTTTTCTTGAAGAAGTCGTATACTTTCTTGGCATCTGTAATTCTGAACACCTCGGACTGGACATCATTTACGCCAATCATAGGTATGGTGCCTATTTTTGGTGCACTAAATCCTGCCGAAAGAACTTGTGTGCGCAAGTGTTCGCACGACATGATGACATATGTTCCCATGCGGCCTTCTGGTTCGGGGGCAGCAGAGTCGCCAAAGTCCATTGACATGCCATTGAACGACTCAATTACCACATTATTCTTTCGTGCATTCTGGACCAGTTGTTCTCCGGCGAGAGCAAGGCCCGTGGGCAGCACTGGTAGACAGTATGTAATTTGAAGTTTTGGATACTTTTGGTTCAGGATTGCGATTGCCTTGTTGCGTCTGTCTACCCCATCTGCGTTGGCAACTGCGCCTCCTTCGATATCAAAATCAATGCGATTGAGCGAGTACAGGTCGATTACCCTACTGTATTCTGCAACGAGCGTATCCAAGTTTTCGATTGCATCTGCCAGTTCGATTCCATTGGCACCACCAAAAGATACAGAAACATCACCGCCTGCAAATCGGATCTGGCGAACTTGATCCAGCATGTGCTGCGTGCCGAGGGGGATGACTCCTGCCCAGCTTGCTTTGTTATCGCTATCTGCGGTGATGAAAGCGAGAGTAAAAAACTTGAGACCGCTTGCCTTGCTCACAGTGAGTAAATCAGGAGTGGGAAACGCGCACGCATCCACATATGGCGCAATGTTCTTTGCCCCCCAAGAGCCACGTTTGTCCAGACTAGGATCCTTCCCCACGAGTGGAAGTATCTGTTTGTATTTTAGTTTGTCCGGGAGTGTTTCCTTTCCTCCGAAACCCATTGTCTTCGTTGTTTTTGCTGGTATTTTTTGGTTCCAGTCCTTTGGCTGGAAGGTGCACTTTGTTCCCTTACGAGTCACATCACCCTCCGACATCCAAGTGAACTCTTCATTAGCAGGAAAGTCGAATGTGGCGCTCCATTGCAGAACATCATAGTCATTCTTGTTCTCCAGAGTGAACACTCCGTCATACCCCCCGTTCCAGGAGGCTGTTTTTGAAACTGTCATCACCAGATTGGTTTTAGGGACCACTGCCATTTTGTAATACTCACTATAATATCCAAATTAGGATATTTTAACGTGTTCTTGTTTGACCCAGGTTTCTGCGTTAGTATATAACTGTTGTTCTGTTTTCTTATTGTAAAAATGAAGTCATTTTCTTTCCAGGGTTATACCATAGATGCAGGACAGAGTGCGCGCGAAAATGACATTCTCACGTTGACAGCGTCTTGCAACGACATGTGGTTCCACGCCGAGGATGTTGCGGGAAGTCATGTATTGATTAGAAATTCAGAAAATGTTACCAAGGACGTCATACGATACGCGGCCGAGCTCGCAGCCAAATTGTCAAAAGCCCCCATGGGGATCTCCAGCGTAATTTACACGAATGTTTCGAATGTGGAGAAAAGGAAGCGTGCTAAACCTGGGGAAGTTGTTGTTGAAACCTTTGAAAGAATACTTGTTCGCAATGATAGTTAAAATGTTTGTGTATGTAAATGGATTTGAAATCTCGAGAACTCATAAAGGAAAGGCGCAGGCGTCAGTTACAGGAACAACAGCTTGCCTCTCGAGGCCGTGCTTTCCAAGCAAGAAGAGACAGCAGACCAATGCCCATGATGTTAGATGCACGGGCAAGAACTGCTGTACCACGGCGTGTTCCGGAAACAAGATTGCAGAAGCCCGCCGCCCGCCCCATTGGCATCAAGAAAGTTGTCCGCGAAACCATAAAGAATGACAAAGGGCGTGTGTATGCCATAACGAAGAAAAGCACCATTCAGACCAGGGCGTCTTCTTGTTCCAAAGTGTATACTCCAAAACAAGAAGGTGCAATTTGCTGGTTTGCAGCCGTGTTTACTACTCTTTTTTATAGTCAACACATGCGCATAGTTGTCAAGGCACACGCTCAGCGCTTGGTCAGGGACCCCAGTTCTCGTGAGATTTCGCTTGCGATGCTTGAGATACTGAAAGGTTACGAGACTGGTAAAGTTTCAAGTCGTGTTGTTAACCATATGCAGCCGCGTCAATTTCTGATGGACCTCCGGAAGGCGCGACCTGATTACTTCTCCGCTATGCAGAACGGCACGGACGAAGCGCATTACGCTCCCTATCAGCACGCAATGTTAGCATTCCTAAAAGTGCCTCATCTGTCTATTGGAGTTGTAAATGGCAAGTTGTTGTATTCTGGTTTCAACGTTGATCTTCCTCTTGACTCTAATTTATGGGCGCGGTCCATGCAGACAATGGGTATCCGAGGTGTGTTTATAGACACCAACAAACCAGCAGTATTGATGTTCCACCGTGATTCTGGAGAAGATTATGTGCAGACTCTGATAAAAGTTCCTACTCCATCACTTGGATCTGTTGCGGGTTACAATCCCAATGCTCACGCGCCTGTCATTAAATACAATGGCGTGATGTATATCCTGGATTCTTGCATCATAGGAGCTGAGTTGCGAACGCAGGCATGTAGCATTGCCCATGCGATTGCTGGTGTCACTTGCAATGGCGAACGATATGTTTACAATGGATGGACGGCAAAGTCTGCAGACCCCGCAATGGCAGGGTCCTCGTCTGTTATCCGTGATATGCCATGCGCGCTTGGAAAATATCCATGGGACCAGAATAAATCTTTTTGTATCAACACCGGTGCATGTCGCTTTCAGAATTCCCGACCAAATCAAATTGGGCGCGAGTTGTGTTTCAATGCAGTTGCGAGGTCGTCCGTGACCTATATTCGTGCTGACATTGCAAAGAAAGGAGGAGTCAGAAAAGTTGCAAGACTTATAAAACGGTGACACGTCACTCAATCTTCTGCCACGTGCGACCATATGCCATGTTGCATTTGTAGTTTTCCAACGCCTTGAAAAATTCCTTCAGTTTGTGCCACATTCTTTTTAACTCTACAGATTTTTTATTTATATGTAACGTCATACCAGGGTCAAATGACATACATATCGACGCCAAGTTAATTTAAGGAACGCGAAGAATTGAAACCAAAATTTTCTCTGATGTTCTCAAGCACCAAGATGCGGATGAACGTTATCAAGCGTGATGGTTCCACGGAAGCCGTCAGCTTCGACAAGATCATGACTCGTATTTCTCGTCTGTGTTGGCCCGAGAATGGAAAGCCAACACACAAGGGATCTCGTGCGCAAAATGGTCTGGCTGTTGACATCTCCCGAATTGTTGCCAGCATCTGTGCTTCAATTGTCGACAACATCACCACAGTCCAGCTCGATGACCTCACTGCCGACAAGGCTGCTTCGCTCACCACCCTGAACCCCGACTACGGCATCCTGGCAGCTCGGATTGCTATTTCCAACCTGCAGAAGCAGACTTCTGACAGCATTGTTGATACATACACCAAACTGGAGCACCTCCTGAGCGATGAGTTCATGAACCTTGTTCGTACATATGGTGACCAATATCAGGGGTTTATTGACTATGATCGGGACTTTGACTTTGACTACTTTGGGTTTTCCACGATGCAGCGTTTGTATCTGACCAAGGTCGGCTCTAAAATCATCGAGCGCCCCCAGCACACCTATCTGCGTGTTGCCATTGCGCTCTGGGGTTCTGACATTGAACGCGTGAAGGAGACATATGATGCTCTTTCCCGGCGCAAGTTTACCCACGCGAGTCCCACTCTTTTCAATGCTGGCTTCAAGAAGGCAAACCTGGCAAGCTGCTTCCTGGTTCACTGCAATGACTCTCTTTCCGACATCTTCAAGTGTCTTGGAGACGTTGCCCAGTTGTCCAAGTATGGCGGTGGCATTGGTCTCCACATGAGCGACATTCGCGGGCGCGGGGCTGAGATTCGCGGAACCAATGGTGAGTCCGATGGCATCGTGCCTATGCTGAAGGTGTTTGACACCACATCTGCCTACGCCAACCAGGGGGGACGCAGGAAGGGGTCCTTTGCTGTGTATCTGGAACCCCATCATCCCGACATCATGGACTTCCTGCTCCTCCGTCGTAATCAAGGTGAGGAGAGCCTGCGCGCCCGCAACTTGTTTTACGCAATGTGGGTCAATGATCTATTCATGAAGCGCGTGGAGACTGATGCCCAGTGGTCTCTACTTGACCCTCACGAGTGCCCTGGCCTGTCTGATGTATATGGCAAGGAATACGAGGAGCTTTACACCAAGTATGAGTCTGAGGGGAAGGCAAAGCGCGTGGTGAAGGCTCGCGATGTCTGGAACACCATGGTCACCACTCAGATTGAAACGGGTATGCCATATGTCCTCAACAAAGACAGTGTCAATGCCAAGAACATGCAGTCTAATGCGGGCACCATCAAGGGCAGTAACCTCTGTGCTGAGATTGTCGAGTACACCTCGAAGGAGGAGACTGCAGTGTGTGTCATCGGTAGCATCGTGCTCAAGAACTATGTCAAGAATGATGCATTTGACTTTGAGGACCTCCGCAAGCATGTCAAGGTTCTCACGAAGAACCTGGACAGGAGCATTGATGTGATGGCATATGCGGTTCCCGAGGCAGAGACGAGCAACAAGCGTCGCCGCCCCGTTGGTGTAGGTGTACAGGGTCTGCAGGATGTGTTCTTCCAGCTGAAGATGCCGTTTGACTCTGAGCAGGCTCGCAAGCTCAACCGTGAGATTTTCGAGCACATTTACTTTGCTGCTGTTGAGGCATCTTGCGAGCTCTCTGATGAGCATGGTCCCCACCCCACCTTTGAGGGGTCTCCTGCCAGCAAGGGTATCATGCAGTATCACCTCTGGGGTGTTACACCTCAGACTGCTCTGGACTGGGCGGGTCTCGAAACGCGTGTCAAGAAGGGCGTGAGGAACTCTCTGACGACTGCTCTTATGCCTACCGCATCTACTGCTCAGATTTGCGGGTCTGTTGAGGCAGCCGAGCCCATCACTTCGAACATTTACAGCCGCCGCACTCTCGCTGGCGAGTTCCCCGTTGTCAACTCTTACCTTGTTCGCGAGCTCATTGCTCGTGGGACTTGGTCCGAGGCAATGAAGAACCAGATTATTGCCAACGGAGGGTCTATCCAGAAGGTTATTGGTATTCACCCTGATGTCAAGGCAGTGTACAAGACATCATGGGAGATCTCTATGAAGACAGTTATTGACCTCGCTGCCGACCGCGGTGCCTTTGTCGATCAGACGCAGAGCATGAACCTGTTTCTGGCCACTCCCACACTGAAGTCTATGACATCTATGCTGTTCTACGCATGGAAGAAGGGTCTTAAAACACTTGTGTATTATGTCAGATCTAAGCCCGCGGCAAATGCTATCGCGGTGACTGTTGACGAGTGTATTGCTTGCTCTGCATGATAATAAAAATATGGCGTACTTATATAAAATATGAGAAAGTTACCTCATTGGACTATAGCTGCTTTTGCTGCGATTGGTCTGTTCCTTGGCATCATTACAGGAATTGTAAACAAGCAAATCAATCTTTACATTCACAGAAAGTTCCCTCGAGACGGTCCTTTCATCACAGGTCTATCTTTGCTCATACAGTTTTGTGTAATAATTGGTGTGCTTATCTTGGCGGCAACCCACATGCCCTGGATTTCACCTGATGACCTCGGCGGTGGCGTAGCAAGCTTCGCCTTTGGCAACCTTTATTTCACGAGCCAGGTTCACTTTGTTGCAGAAATCACCAAGTTTGTCGATGAGAGATTTGACGGTCTTGAGAGATACAAAGAAAAACTGTGATAATATCGACAATCTCTGAAAGTAGTCAAACACGTCGTAGTAACCTGTATGTTTGTAAAGAGATACCTAGACAAAAAGGCTGCCAATGGCGCATCAGTTTACAGAGTTGGTGTCAATCACCACATCGTATTCAACGACTACCCAAGCCTTAAAAACATTTCACCTGCTCTGTGCGGCAGGGAGATAACAAACAAAACGCTGCAAGGAGAACTTGTATCCAGTCCGTATGTGTATAAATTTCCAAAGGTTGATATCGCAATCATTGGAACTCATGACGATTATTTTTGCTATCATTTTGGCCGACTTCTTGCCGAGAAAGTGCCTTATATCGCATATCCAAAGACGCAGCATGAGAATTTTGGCCGCGTGTTCAATGGAACGTATGAAGAGATGTATGACGATGGGGAGTACATCATCCAGCATATCAAGTGATTTTCTTGGTGATGTGTTTGATCGTAAGGAAGAAACCGAAGTTACCAAATGCAGACACGGTGAAAACAACGTCAACTGGATCCCCGGAGTTGAGATACTGTTCGTAAGGCTCCCATGATGCGTTTGAAATCTTGCAAACAATGTCGGACCACGAGTTGTTTTCGGCTGCGTATTTTAGAGGAGAGAAATCCGATTTGCCACTGTTTTTGATGTAATTATGAATAAGCAACAGATTGCCCTTGTTCCCATCGGCAAGAGAAATGTCCAGACGGATGTATTTGTCGTACACTGGTCGCACCACAAGGCAATTCTTGAACGATATTTCTATTGGCTTCTCATCATACATTAGCTGAAAGTATTTGCCACGTTTCTTGGATTTCAGTAGAGAAGCATCCATATTATTTCTTTTACATTATAAATTGCGTATATTGACACAAATATTTACCCTACATTTGGAGACGTTGAATATCATCGGAATTTATTCCCGCGAGTTCCTTCTTGGCGGTGGCAACATGCACTGTCTTACACAGCAACAACCCAGCGTGTAGAATCTTATCCTTATCTTGTCTGGGTCAAATGACAATGTAAATGACAAAATGACAAGAAATGTATGCTTTGCCGGGGTCAAATGACAATTCAGAAAGTCTATATAAGGAGTGATTTTTGTGTATTCATCACCAAACAAACAAAGCTCAAACGCCCACACAATCTACACCTACAAAGCAAAAATGTCCACCATGACCCGCTACACCAGTGCCAACTCTAGCAACACGGAGTATGTGGATGCTGTGTTTCAGCAGAATGCCCCGGAGATGATGATGATGCCAGAGTGGCTCATTGACATTGAGACCAAGCCCATCGGCGATATCAAGGCTATTTTCTCCGGTCTCTCTGAGAGGGAGAAGATCGAGACCATCGTGTATCTGTTTATGCAGGTCAAGCATACCCGTCCCGGTGATTATGATGCCTACACTGGTGATGATGAGTTCTCTTACAATGAGATTGCTCTGTTTGGCTCTGATGCCATCATTGATGCAGTGTTTGATAACAATGTCGCTATTTACAAGCAGGCTCCCGAGCGGTCTGGTAAGACCAAGCAGCTTTTCATTGACACTCTCATCTGCGTTCACCGTGGCTGGTGCGGTATGGTTGGTATTGGTTCTCCCAAGGACAATGTGGTTGGTGTGCATGGTGGTCTTGAGAGCACGCGCAAGGAGTTTATGCAGTTTATCTCTGAAAACTATCGCACTACTAACGTTGCTTTCAAGGAAGTCTTTGGCAAGGATATGTACGGTCCCAGCTTTGATTTCTTTGATGGCAAGGATTCTTCTCTAACCGAGAAGAACTTGTTTTACATCATCAATGGTAAGACCATTCCCGTGTTTTCTGCAATGAAGCCCCAGCCTGTCAAGACCATGATGAAGGTCCTCCATGCCATCAAGGAGTCTGGTAAGGACTATTTCATCCAGCTTGATGAGGCGGACTCTGTCATCAGGCCCGTGGCCTCTGCTCAGTCCAAGAAGATGGCTCTCTCTATTGAGACCATCCTCGGTATGCGTGACAATGCAGAGGTGACCTGTGAGTGCGGGCATGTGCATGTTTGCGGTCATGTGAACACCGGTATCAGTGCCATTGGTACATATGGTGGTGCCAAGAAGGTTATGCTGCTGAGTGCTACAATGAACCTTCCCGTGGAGTTCTTTAACATTGTTGGTGATTCTCGCCCCATTGTCATGCGCCCTTACATGGAGCGCGGTATTTCTCTGATTGGTGGTGTCGATGACCACAATGCAATTGTTACCTCTGAGCAGCTCCCCTTTGCAGCAGGTTACTTTAATTCTACTAACCCCCTTTCCACCACCGGTCGTTTTAAGTATTTCCTGGACAACGATTGCTCTCGTGCCCAAGCCGAGGATGGGACCCGTGCCACTACTACTTTTTGGAACACCAAGCCTTTCATGCCCATCGGCGCCGAGGAGCCAGGTAAGTTTAAGACGAATGCTGCCCTGTTGGTGCAGCTAACAAGCATGGTCAACGGTGGAAACAAAATGGAGGAGACTGAGGCAAATGCTATTGCCAACCAGAAGAACATTCTGGCAAGTATGTGCGGTGGTATTGACTCACTGGGCGTTGTCCGTGACGGCTCTCTTGGTCGGGATCTTGGTGTTGTTGCTGGTACAATTTTCATTACCTTTTTTGCCGGTGGTGCCAAGATCCGTATTGTTGGAGTGGATCTTGCTGACAAGAGTGTCAAGGACATCATCCGCAGCGATGATCTTTTTGCCAAGATTGAAAACACTGTTTTTGACGAGCCTTCTGATGAGGAAGAGGCTGTTAAGGTGCTGAAGAAGTTTGAGTCTGCGGAGGAAGATGTTGAGAATGCCATGAAGTTTGTGTCTTGGTATTATGGTCTCCACCGTCCTGTTGTTGTCATCACCTTCAACAAGGGTCAGCGTGCCGTGGACATGCGTGATCGTCATCATGTCATTTCCCACATGCTTATGCATGCTTCTGATACCCGCGGCATGGATTCTCTGAAGCAGCAGGCAGGTCGTACCAAGGGGTCCAAGGGTGAGTTTCTGAAGTGCAATTTCCCCCCTGAGTTTGTCCCCACTATTGTGTGCAATAAGCCCCTTGCCAACTGCGCCGTGCACGAGCAGCTTGTCTTCCACAATGATGTTGATGCCAATGGTAAGCGCATTGTGCCCCGTGGCAATCTTGTTGCCATTGAGGAGAGCTATGTGCTGGACAAGCCCAACCGTAAGTATGAGCCCAAGAAGAATGAAATGATTCCTGATGATGCCGATGATACTTATGTTTCCTCAGGTTCTTCTCGCCAGGAGTGTGTTTTCAATATTATCAGGCATATTGGGAGTGGTATGGATACCTTTTCTCCTGGTATGATGGCCGAGATGATTGTTGAAAAGTATTACGAATCATCATTCCAGAATGTCTATGGCGAACTCTCTCGACAGATCGCATATAGGATTCTTGCACAGAATGCAATTCGTATGAATGTTGTCACGACTGTGTCTCGTGGTCTTTATACGCTAGTGTAAAATAATCCTCTGGATATCCCATTAGCCATCTAACCCAATCTGGATTCACATACATTCCCGCAAAACCACCTTCTGCAAATTTTACTTGTGTACCAAGAAGTTTAGAACTTCTATATGTAAGAAAGTTAACTCCAGAAGGATTATGAGAGAAAACAGGCGTCGACCAAAATTTCTTGGTTATTGTTTTAATGTGAGGAGTAGTTGCTTTGTGTTTATTAGGAGGGTTTTCTTGTGTAAGCGTTATGTATAGTGGAGGACGTTCTTGTATTTTTATACGACTCCAATATATTTCAGATTTTAATGAGAACCCGCAATTTTGAAATTTGTTTATATCATGTTGATATGTTGCTATTTCTGTAGACATAGTATTTAAGGTAGTAAAAGCATAACGCACTTGATCTGGCACTACTGCATTTCCTAACCAGGATGATACTGTTCTATTGATTGGCGTGTAATTTTTAATTTGTTTATCTGGTTCTCCAGACGACCAATTGAATGTATCAACCAATGGAAGGTCAGTAATAACACTTGCACCTCTTTTTATGACTAAACAAAACCAGCGGTGGCGTTGATGGGGAGCACCAACATTTGTAGCACGACATGTCAACCACTTACAATCATATCCTAGTTTGTCCAAAGCATTAACAACAACACTTACATTTGTTTTTTTAGACAAAATGTGCGAGTTTTCAAGGAATAGATATCTTGGTTCGCATTCATTGGTAATCCTAACTACTTCAGAAAATAACCCGGATGCTTCGTGTTCAAACCCAGCACCCTTTCCTGCTATTGAGAAACCAGTACATGGCCACCCTCCTGTGATGATGTCTACTTTCCCCTTCCATTCAGTAGCATCAAAAGCACACACATCATCAAATACAGGGACATCTGGGTGTTTTTTTTGTAAGAACTCCCTGGCATCCTTGTTCTTTTCAACATATGCCACCGGAGTGACAATTCCACGAAGACCATATGTAATACCTCCAATTCCAGAGAACAAATCTAGAGCCCTTAACATTATCTTTTACAATACAAGATTTCTTAAGCTATTATACGAGCCAATAAAAATATGATGTAAATACAAATGGGAAACGTTGGCAGTACAGGAGGTACAGGAAGAACAGTCAGAGTCGCAGACATATCAAAGTCAAAGTGCAGCCGCATTCCTCCATATGCGGATAGGCGTGTGTGGGTACTCAAGGAGCTTTACAAAGTTAAGAATATCAACGAGTTCCCCCCTCAAAAATACTCTGCTCAGGATGCAGAGGAAGACATCAGAGCTTGTATCGGTGGGTTTAGACTCCCTGGTTCTTGGAAGGTTGTTTCCACGACAAAGCTAGAGCAGGAAAAGGGTTCTGACCTTCGCAGATATGCGCTCAGAAAGTACCACGGCTACGGGTATGATATTGATGAGCGCACGCTGAGTCTGCTTCCATATTCAAAACAAAATGCGGCTCGCGATGTCCAGTATTACAAAAAGTACAGGATGCCTTATTTCATCGTTGATAAACTGCAGTCTACCGTTCGTTCTCGCGATGGAAAGATAAGCAGGGTCCCGGGCCAAAAGGGAACAAGTTTGGACTACAAGTATAACCGCGCACAGATGGACAAGAAAGGGAAATTTGAGGCGAAGAAAAAGTATGATGTCAAGAAGTATCCTCTGCAGTCAATGAAGGACGGAAGTGTTGGCCGTGTTATTCCCTGCAGTGTGGACCCTTCTCAGTGCACCCCTGGTCAGACCACTTTTATTTCGAGAGACGTTGGGAATATTTTGAAGCGCGCTGCCGTGGTGGACGCAAAGTCTCGCAAGCAGCAGCTGAAAATGCTGCAAACTACTCATTCTAAGAAGATTGCTGCTCTCAATAGGAAAATTGCAAGCGCTCCTCCTGAAGTGAAGGCGCGTCTTCAGAAACAGCGCCAGAACATGCAGCTTAAATTCCGTTTGAATACTGCAAAGGCAGAGCAGACAAACCGGATAAAGATCCAGAATTCAAAGTCAAGCGAATGGAAAAAGAAGCGCGCAGAACTTGGGCGCCAGAAACAACAGCAGAAACAACAAGAAAAGATGAGGCAGAAACAGATAGAGGCCGAGCGCCGCGCAGCTGCTGAGAGAAAGGCACGGGAGAATGCTGCTCTGAGAACTGCAAGAAAGCAAAAGAAGATGTCTGGCCCCAAGACACCATCCCCCCAGCAACAACAAGCAAAACAGCGGTCTGGGAAAAAAGGTTACAAAACTCCATATTCCAGGCCAATAGGTCCTGTGAAACCACGGTCGCCATCGCCAGTACCCACGGCTCCCCCAATGCCACCTGGAGGTTTTAGGTCTGGGAAAAGGGGTTACAAAACCCCGTATTCCAAGCCAATAGGTCCTTACAACACCAGACCTATGTATTCCAAGCCAATAGGTCCAAAGCAAAGGCCTCAGTCCCCCCCAAAGCAGAAATCAAAATCATGGGGAAATAGAGGATTGTATGAGCCAATAAGAAAGTATAAGGAACCTGGAGATATTGGTCCTTTTGGTCAAATAAAATAATATGATTAGATAAATAAATGGAGAACATTCAGGATTTCATAGTGAACATGTCATTTCCTACTTCCGACCCATACAGAATTTCCGGAAACTTTGCTGAACAGTATAATCTTGAACCCACTGTGACTGCTGCTCTGCGTGTTCTCCACGAGACTCCTAGCAAGTTCAACACAACCTTTTTCTCCAGGAAAAACATTGATTTCATCCAGAACAAGCTTGTGACTGAGACAAAGCGGTACACTGGTTTTGTGATTGGCCCCCAGGATGAGGGTATTCTGGTTGAGATGATGACTGGTATTTACATCCAGGACAGTACATATGATCCTAACAATTTCAATGCGTCTCTTGCCAAGCTGAACAAACTGGTGATAACCGAGTCTCTCAAGCAGATACTTCCAGGTGTTCGCGCGTATGCCCTGTACGTTCGTGATGCCAGCCGTCCTTACTCTGGGGGAGGCGAGGCGGCTTTTGCCCGCCCAGTTCTTGCATCGGACAAGGGAAGTCGTACTTTGCCTGGTTTCGTTCCACTGGTTCGCAAATAATTTTACAGAGCATACCATTGATATATACCGCTAAAAAAAATCAGTATATCCATTCATACCATCTCTTTGGAATTTCTGAGTTTAGTATATCAATCAATCTCTGTTCTTCCATTGTAAACTTTTGTGGAGTATTATTGTAATAATCATTCCCAACCCATTTTTTTTCTTGACAGAATTTTTTGTAAATATTTCTATCACCATTTTCTATGAGTTTTATTGTATAACCACCATCATATCTTGGATACAATGTTTGAACATCATACCATTCCATAAAATATTTACTCACATGCATACAAACATCTTTGTCAAAGACAATCATAAGAGTTTCTACTTCTAGATTATTATCCTCATAAAATTCTAGAGATGTACGAATCTCCATCTTAACATGCATGTCAAGAGATTTAAAACTATCCATCACACTTGTCAGTTTTGTTTCATCTGAAGTTTTATCCAGGATATTTATTATTGTTGGTATGTTCTCCAACAGCACATCCATTTCTTAGAAAAATATATACTCTTTGAAAATTACACTTATTATTTATAGACTACAGTTTCTCTGGGTCAAATGGCAATTGAAGATACGCAAAAAAAAGTTCCGGATAGCGGCAATATTCTTATCATTTTCCCTACGGCACATGTCACTCTCCTTTGCCATTCTCATATGTGCAGCTCTCATAATTTATATATACATATATAAATATGCAGTATCCACCGATTCCAACTAAGAATAATATGAACAGAATGCGTAAAATTGTAGATTCAATAGATATTCCTGCTGTATCTTCGAAGTCAAGTTTGGAAAATGAGATCCTGATGACAAAACAGCTTCTTCTGAAAAAAGCCAGAGAGCGTGGAATTACGTTTGAAAAGAAGACAAAGGTGGAAAACATGGCAAAAATATTAGGTGTAAAACTCAAAACTTATCCCAAGAAGAGTTCTCCTGCAAAGAGTTCTCCTGCAAAGAGTTCTCCTGCAAAGAGTTCTCCTGCAAAGAGTTCTCCTGTGAAGAGTTCTTCTGTGAAGAGTTCTCCTGTGAAGAGTTCTCCTGCAAAGAGTTCTCCTGTGAAGAGTTCTCCTGCAAAGAGTTCTTCTTCTAAAAAACTAATTACTTCTTATTTTCCGAAAAAAGAAGTAAAATCTCCGGTGAGATACACCCCACTTGTTAGAAGAACACCATTATCACCTGTACCAACATTAAAATATATCCGGTCTCCCGCAGTAAATACTAACATTTACAGAAAGACTAAAATGACACCGGCTATTGAAACAAAGACAAAGAAGCACGAGGTTGGTTTTGTGAATAAATTTAACAAACACTTTGCTACTCCCAAGAATGTTATCCTTAGAGACACGTATGGAAATGTATCCAAGATTATACCAAATGTGTATGGTGCAAGAGTTTTATTTGATAGTAGAGCATTGTCTCCTCATATTAGAAAATCTGAAGAGCTTGGAAGAATTGTCACATCTAAGGCTGACATTGCGTTGTTCACAAGAGTGGATGGAAAAAAGATTGATCTGGCATGGATATCTCATAAGCAACCAGTTTATATGCAATACGCAGACATATCCGCCGATGTGAGTTATTTCACGCAAAAAAATGCTGAAAGAGAGATAAAATCATTCAAGAATAAGATGCTTGAACTAGTCAAGACCAATGAAACTGGATTGTGTTGGCCCAGGTATAAGAATGGCCAAAGCTTGCGTGTGTGGGGCAAAGTACAATCTGATATATTGAAAAACATGTCAATTTTTGGTGTTGAATATGGAAAGGCTTATGGAAGAAATAATGCTAACATTATCTTTACAGGCGACCCCAAGGTCATAGAGCAGACTGGTAATACAATTGTAATGTCATCATCGGGAAAGTCTCTTCTGAATGGTCATCTTGACCAACTACCGGCAGAATATCAACCAATTTTCTTTGTCAAGCCAACGGAAGCAGCAAAGACCAAGATAGACAAAAAAACAATTCACGGTGTTAGTCTATGGTTAATTCGCAGAGAATATGCCAAAGATATAAATAAGCCCATAGACCTTGTTTTGCAGGATAAAGACACTCTTGTTGGTTCTTGTCCAAGTGCCGCGTCAAAATCTAAAAAATAAAAAGAATGGGGACCTTAAATGAATGCTCTTGAACTATTCGCCGGTGTAGGAGGTATTACTCATGGTCTTCGTGGTTATGTTACACCACATGCCTTTGTCGAATATGAAACTGAAGCATCTGAGTTTCTGAAACATAAGAACAAACCTGTTCATGGAGACATCACCAAATTTGATGCCAGTGAATACAAAGGCATTGTCGACATTGTAACCGCAGGTTGGCCCTGCACTGGTTTCAGCACTGCTGGTAAGGGAACAGGTTTTGAACACGCGGCGTCCGGTCTGTTCACCGAGGTTGTTCGTGTTGTTCGGGAGTGCGACCCTACCTACATATTCCTTGAAAACAGTCATGTGTTGGCTCAGTTGAAAAACTTGAAGGTTGTGATTTCGGAGCTCTCTCACATTGGTTATGATTGCCGGTGGTTCACATGTCGTTCTAACGATAGTCTCATTGGTGCGCATCATCAGAGATATCGGTGGTTCTGTCTTGCCTATAAGAAGGGCACTACTGTCGACATACCTAAGATTCATGCTGACAAGTTTGACTGGACTAGCCAGCCTCCCAGCAAGCAAGAAAAAACAGATACTCGTGAAAACAGGCGTCTGATTAAATTCATGGGAAACAGCGTTGTTCCTACTCAGGTTCGTCACTCTTTTGAAAGCATGCTAGACATGACGCTTGAAGGTGAACCAGTGACAGATCGCGATGTTATTGTCAAGTGTGGATATGCCACCGATGGTGTTATGTTCAAGAAAGCAGTCGCACAACAGACAATTCCAAAACTGAACATCGTACTCACACCCGGAGTAATTCCAGAGGTTCATTCTGTGCCAAATGATGATAACATTCTTCGAGAGGCTTACAATCTGCCATTCTGGAACACTCCTGCTTTCTGTTATCACAAGTCTTCAAAGGGTTCTCGTGTTCTTACAAAACGGCAGAAAAACAATCTTCACACACAGGTTAAGTTCTGTGAGGGTGGTGAAATGAATGCCTATCTCTCTGGAAAGTTCTGCGCTTGGCTCATGGGTTATGAGCCAGAATATCTTGAACATCTTATGAAGTATTGATTAAATGTGTAGCACCATACGTTGAATACCTCGTGTATCATTGATACAGGCATATGGTTTGGTGACACCATACTCGTAGTTCTTATAATTGATTTCTACCTTTGTAGAAAAGCCAAACTTTGAAAACAGGTTCTGGCTTTTGAAGTTAGTGCAGTCTGCCAATACCATGTAGTATCCACTGCGTTTTGCTTCTTCTATGGTAGAAGACAGGAGAGCAGATGCAAGACCCTTTCCTTGAACCTCAGAGGAAATAGCAAACACCACAACACACTCCTTGTTTGGGACATAAGCATCGAGTTTGGAGAATAGGTCAAACATTGGGGCAGATTCCCGCGTATGGCCATAGTTTGCCATCGTAAAGGTGTTGTAATCAATACTCAGAGACTGTGCTACAATATCACCATTATCATCTTCCACCGCGAAAGAAAGACCGCTTTCAATAGACTTTGTCATGACATCTGCAAATGAGGTGACAAAATCGCAAGTGGTAAATTTAAGAGCCACGGAAGTAGGCTCCTGGGCAACAAAAGTGCGCGCAGTAAATGCCATGGCACGAGGCACATCTTTGAGAGCTAGTTTGAACATTTTGTATCATACAAACTTGGGCTACTTTTATTTTACATTTTGTCAATATACTCAGGCATCTTCTAGAAGTCCTTGTTCAAGGTCGTTTGCTGGCTGAATTTTGGATTTTAGTTTTTCATTCTCTTTGATCAGACTTGCGACTTTCTTTCTTTGTTCCTGAATTTCTTTTGAAACAACCTTTGGCTTTGTAAACCCTCCTGTTTGGCTCAGGGGGGTGGGTAGCCAGTACCCCAGAATGCCAGAGATAAGAGACATGTATGCAGCATCTATGCCGTGGACGGCAAGCATGGTTCCGCTGAACGCAACAAGACTTCCGGAAAGAAGTGCCTGTGTCCAGAACATGTATCTCTTGTTGCTGTACTCCTGGTGATTGCTCACATGTTCCTGGAACTCGTCAAAGTCTAGTTTTCCAGACTCTACCATATTGAATATTTTCCCATACATCTTTCCTTCCTCTACGAGAGTGGGTTTAGGCCAGCAAAACATTTGATATAATAATATACGTTTTTGTTAAATGATTTTTTACGCATTTGATGTGATATCATTTCTAAAGAAACTTGTGAAAAATGATACCAAAGTGGTGTGCAGACGAGGGTCCTGGGTTGTTCTAACCAAGGGATCTGGAAATTTATAAAAGAGTGAATGAGCCATCGGCCATGTCCATGTCCAAAGGCATGAAACGGATCTTCCTGATGCGTTCTCTCTCTGCGTAGTCTAGCTCGGCATCATCTTCAATTATGTCATCCTCCTCATCGCCAAAGAAATCAGCGACAATTTGGTCATCTGATTGTTCAGCATAGTCGGTGGGGTCTACGGCAACTTCATTTTCTTCTTCGCGATCTTCCGTGACTGCATCAAACTCACTGGGGTTGTGATCCACTTCTGCGATTGTGTCCGCTATCTCCATCTGCGAATCATAGTAATCATCTGGCATGTTGTACATCTCCGTGTCAGATGTTTCGGTATCTAGGAGCACGCCCGCATCTCCCTCCGAGCATGTAGAACATCCTGAAAGTTCTGTGTCCAGGAGGACGCCCGCGTCGCCGGCAGAGCAAGTAGAGCACCCTGTTATCTCGCTGTCACTTCCTCCGAAGAAAAAAGAAGCAACGATAACAACCAGGAGGGCAATTGCGATGAACACCCAGTTATCCTTGGCAATGGCAACGATCTTCTTAAGCATTTATGTATTGTAAACATTTTTTATTTGTATTGTATATAATTATAGTAAATGTTGACTTCCGTGACAATTCCGCAAATCCGATTATTGCCAAGTGGCGATGATTCTGGTTTCATGCGGGGACAGCGTGACATCACATTTAAGATAAACACAGTTTCTCCAGAGGAATTTGGAACGCAACCGGTGGACAATTCGTGGTTACAGGCACAGGCTGCTTACTTTATGAAACTTGATAATGATGATTTGTATACTCTCATATCATTCACCGTCCGGAGTCACCAGTGGATCACTCCCTTTCTACGTTCTGGCAAACTTCCCGGCTCCAAGGAGCTGAAAATGATAGTGCAAGACAGTCAACTGGCCCCGCTATTTCCCCAGATGAGAACGCTCGTGGATCGTGGAATCACTGTGTTTGGTAAGAAGAGCATATCAAAGGAAATGTTCACCGATGTTGACCATAGAAAGTACGTGCGTAATTTGTTTGTTGATAAGAAGACTCCTCTCGGGACGAGATATGTAGCATTCCAGATGCTTCTCCGGGGAAACGACTTCAGTGACCGCGCCCTCAAGATGGCCCTTGTCACATACAACCGTGACTTGAAAAGGTTGTTTTCCGGTAGTCCCGCAACTACGAAGAAAATGACTGTGTTTCGCGGAGTTCTTACAAATCTCATTGGTTCAAAGAAGGTTGTCCAGACAAAGGAACCGTCGAGCACATCTTTCAGCATGGAGTATGCGGGGGCGTATTCTGAGTCAAATAAGGGTTCTGGAAGGATAATGAGGATTGAACTTCCAAAGGGAACAAAATGTTTGGCATTGTGTATAGTAAACTCCTTTACCGAGGCTGGAGAATTTGAAATTTTACTGCCCGCAGGTAAGTTTTTTGTAGAGAACACTGGCATACGCCGCAAACTGGGTAAGAATGTGAATGTCCTTACCAACACTATGAAGATGAAAGTGTGATATCAAATGTTAGTTTTTTAGTGATATAGAACAAAGTTCCACCCCATAGAATGTCTATAAATGCTGTCTTGGCGTCCCATTTTTCAAAGAGGGCATAATTTGTCCCATCGTACACTGCGTATACCAACGCGCCTAGCAAGAATGCTTTTATATCAGGGGTTTCCTTGTGTATAAATGTGTTAAATAGCAATATCATTGCCGCATATGCAACCAACGCTCCCACCGGTCTCACGGTCATCTTGGTTTGTTGTATATTTTCTGTCATTTGCGCAAACATCTTCCCGGCGATCAACCATATCCAGAAAAAATCCAATGCCAACATAATTGCGCTGCTTTTCAGAACTGACGAGTTCATTTTTTAATGGCAATATAATTAAATGACATTGCTTTGTTCGGTATGTGGTAAACGGGTTGGCGTTCTTGGATTCTCGTGCCCCTGTGACGACAAGAAGACCTTTTGTGCAAAACACAGGCTCCGAGAAAGCCATTTATGTCCCACTCTTACCGTGAAAGAACCTGTTTGTCTTGAGAAGATTGTTGCCGATAAACTTAAGAATAGACTGTGACTATATCGATAGACGTTAAATCACATAAATAAAAAAAAGTCATAGTAATAAAAGCAATCATGCCAGGTGCTATTTCTCAGCTTGTGTCTTATGGCGCCCAGGATGTATACCTCACTGGAAACCCCCAAATCACATTCTTCAAGGCGATTTACAGACGGTATACCAACTTTGCGATGGAATCCATCCAGCAGTCCATGGATGGTACAACAGATTTTGGAAAGTTTCCTACGTGCACAATTTCTAGGAACGGAGACCTTGCAGGCGCTATTTGGATCGAGGTAACTTTGCCATCCCTTCTTGGGTATAACATCACCCCCACTCCCCCCATTTCTCCTGGTTCGTCTACTCTCCAAAACGCATCAAACGTGATGGCAAACACAAGTTTGTTTACAGATACCAATGGTCACTACTGGCAAACCAGTAATGGCGTTGCGTATTCTAATCTTGTTGCTGCAAACCTGAATGGTATTTACTATGCCAGTGCAAACACCGCCAATATGGCAAACACTGCTGCTTATTCTGGCAACATCATCACATGGCCTTACATGACATTCACCGGGAATGGGATGCCAAACACCCCTGCAATTTCCAATGTGAGCATTCCCACTTCAAATCTCCGGTATGTGAATGGTGTTGGTCTTGCGCTCTTCAACTCTATTGAGCTGCAGCTTGGTGGCCAGCGCATCGATAAGCATTATTCGGAGTGGTGGGACATTTGGTCGGAGCTCACCGAGACTTCTGAGCATCTGCAAGGCTATAACCAGATGGTTGGCCGGTACGATCCTGCGTACTACAATAACAATTGGGATGTGACTCAAGCAAGGGGTGGGACATACTACATTCCTCTGAAGTTCTGTTACAACCTGAACCCCGGTCAGTACATGCCCCTTGTGGCTCTGAGTTATCACGATCTCAAGCTCAACTTTGACATCAATAATTATCTCAACTGTGTCCGGTGCAATTATCCCGTGACGAGTCTGACTTCTATGGTTGGTTCCAACCCTCTGAGTATCTCTAACTTCAAGTTGTACTGCGATTACATTTTCCTTGATGCCCCTGAGCGCATTAGGATGTCCGAGATTCAGCATGAATATCTGGTGACACAGCTCCAGTGGCAGGGTTCTGAACCGGTGACTGCCCCCAGCGCACCTAATGGCACGACAAACCGGAAATTCACCCTGAACTTCAACCACCCCGTCAAGTGTCTTATTATAGCATATCAGGCTGCCAGTTCATACGAACAAGGTGATGCTGTGAATGGCAACGATATCTTCAACTATCAAATACCCGGGGATGATGGCGCTGAGATTATTGAGTCCATGACTCTGCTCATCAACGGAAGCGAGCGTTTCTCTGCGCGCCCCGGTGCCTATTTCCGTCTTGTCCAGCCCTATCAGCACAGTCTGCGCACCCCCTCCAAGAGTATCTATCTGTATTCCTTTGCCCTAGAGGACATTGACTCCAAGCAGCCCAATGGCAGTGCCAACTTTACCCGTTACGACTCTGCCCAGCTCCAGATGGTTCTCAACCCCAACTTGCCCTCCGGTCGTTTCCAGATTTATGCGCCCAATTACAACATTCTACGCGTGGCAGCAGGTATGGGCGGATTGGCGTTTAGTTCATAAGCGCCTAAAAGTCACGTGCCGTTTTAACGGATACTTCACTCGTGTGGCTAGTAATCTATTCAGATTGCGAGACTACTTGTTGCGGGAAACCCCTTAGAGCCCAAGGTACCAAGGTGGATTGCGAAAGCATCAACTGGCCGAGAATAGAACTCGGGTATGGTAATAATCCTTGGGATTGGGCAATCCGCATGGTTACTTCCTGTGTGCGTTATGATAAGCATATGGAAGGCCGTCAGAGACTGAACGGTAGTCGGCATCTAATGAAGGTCTAATCAACCCAAAGATGCTTAAGATACAGTCCGGCCCATTGGGAAACCTTTGGGAGCAACCGTTGCGAACTAATTATATTCTTTTCATACTATCAAAATTCCTAACTATGTTCTGAGGAACAATTGTATTCTTATTTGCTATTAATTTGCATTGTCTTTCAAAAGTTTCTCTATCCTGCTTACCTTTTGAATAATTGCAATCTCCACAGCAAGATACACAGTTATCTAATGAATAACCAATAGTATTGTCCTTTCTATCTATGCCATTAGTATGAACATTGTTTATATACATACGTCTGCAGTAGAAACAGTTTCCTTTCTGCAGATTGTCAAATTCAGTTTTACTCAACTCAAATACAAGTTTCTTTTCCAGTGCTCGTGATTTATATGAAAGATATGGACAACCTTTATAGTTTCTCCATATATTATCAAAACTTACTCCTGAAGAAATTTGTATACACCTCTGTATAAATGTGAGAGGGTCTAAGCATTTTTTCATATAATTGCAAGTTGAACAGCAAGGCACGCAATTACTTTTTGTATACCCAGTAGAACTATCTAATCTATCTATACCATTTAGTGAATAATCTAAATCCATATAATCACAGTAATAACACTTTTCTTTCATAAATATTTCTAAGTTATCATCAGTTTCTTCTATGACTATATTTCTCTTATTTGCAGAATGTTTTAAAGCGCATAATCTGTATGAAACAGATAGTCTTTGATTAGATGTATTATGGTCTGTGAAACCTTGCTTATCTTCTTCTCTTTTTTTGTTTCTATATGTTTGATAGTATTTCTTTTCTCTTTGACGTTCATTTCTTTTAACTACAACATCTGGACGTTTTTTTTGTTTATCATCCTTTTCTCTACATTTTAAACACCTCTTTACGACATTACCTTTTTTACCTATGAAAGTATCCTTATCTCTCCATACTTTGCAATTAGAACATTGTGTTTTATCTGTTTCCATTATTACATTTGATAAATTATTGTTTATCACATCGAGTGTCGATATATATTTTAAAGAGGAGCTGTGCATAGGTGTGTTAAATCCTCAGCATAATAAGTACAGTTTCCTTCGCTATCTTCAAAATATATACCTTTAAGAAAAAATCGTAATTTATAAAAAGTTGTTTTATCATCTTGTTTGCCATCATATAAGTTTCCTTCAATTACTTCATAAGGACTAATTAACCATGTTGTAGCAAAAGCATCAAAGCCATTTAAACTGAATATGATATGTGATATTTTAAAATTGTAGTACAACTCATCTGTCACATATGATTCAAATTTTATATCAGGATAATTTTTCATAACATCTGAAATGTCTTTGGAACATTCTCCATCACATGCTTTTGTTGTATGTTCTATACGTTTGTTTATATCAACTATACATTTAAGAACAGATTCTCTAAAATATTCCATTGTTAATTATTATCATATTTATGTTAAGTTGTTTTGTAGTTATCTAATTTAGTACTCATCCTCGCTGTCAGACACCTCCTCGCCACGCGCCTTCCGCATCTTCCGTGACTTAGCGCGTTGCTTCTTTTCTTGACGAGTCAGCTCCCGCTTCTCTTCCTTTACCTTGTGGGTGTTACCAAGAGCATCAGTGTACTCAGTCTCCCGCTTGAGCTCGATCTTGGCCGCCTCTAGGGTGGCTGCGGACTGACCTGTGATGTCAACCTTGCCTCCCCCCACTGTCCACATCTCGGAGCACACAGACTTGACAAATTCTGTGCTGTGAGAAATGACTACGACGCCACCGCCAAATGTGTCCAGAGCAGCACTCAGAGCGCCCAGACTCTCGCGATCCAGATAGTTGGTAGGCTCGTCGAGAACGATCACGTGAGGGTGCTGCCACAGAGCTGCTCCAATGACAAGTTTGACCTTCTGGCCTCCGGAAAGACCGCGGATGCGAGAGTGAGTTGTAAACTCGGGATCCAGACCCAGCTTGGTCATATGATCCTCAACATTCTTGGCAGTCAGGGGCTTCCCGAGCAGGCCATTGGCGGCGGCATCCTTTGCATCGATGTCATTGAGGAGCTTTTGGAAGCCAAGGTGCTCCAGGGTCTCGCGGACAATCCAAGTTGAGGTCTCATCATTCTTCCAGAACACCTCATACTCATAGGAACGCTTTAGCTTCCTGCGGCCTCCAATGCGGTCAAGAGACTTCTTGACACCATCGATGACCTTGACCTCATACATCTTGGCGGTATCGGCGGCATTGCGTTCAGAGCGATCCACCGACTCCAGATCCTGCCCACTTGCATAGCGCCACTGGATGTATTGGTTAGGAGTCATGTCCAGGTGGTTCTCGATGTGGTGGAAAGCGTGCTGGGCGACGTAAGCCATCCGCATGTTGGGATGCTTCCAAACGGACCCCTCAGTGGTCTGGGTCTCGCCAGTCAGGACTTTGATTAGGGTAGACTTACCCGCACCATTGGGTCCAATGACACCAATCCGCGAGTTCATAGAAACCTGCGAGTTGACACTGCTGAAGATGTTGGGGCCATTGGGATAAGCAAAGGAGACGCCACGGAGCTTCATGATTGCGCGATCCTTTGATGTGATGCCCTCCAGAAACCCTGGCTCAGGGAATTCCCACTTGGCGGTGGCATCCTTCAGGTCATAGTAGGCGGCCGCCTCAGGGCGCTTTGCCACGAAAGCAGACAGGTTGCCGATGTGCTTGGAGAGCTTCAGATTTTGCTCATAGTGAATGATGGCAGAGCACACGGCATCTAGGAAGCCAGAGTCGTGAGAGACAATGAGGGAAGAAACATTCTTCAGACTGGTTAGGTAGGACACTAGCCAGGCTACGTTGGTGGTGTCCATGTGGTTGGTTGGCTCATCAAGCAGTAGGACATCGGCACGCAGTAGAATGGCGCGAGTGAGGGCCAGCTTCATCTTCCAACCACCCGACAGGGAACCCACTTGCAGATTACGCATACTTTCATCAAACCCATTGGCCTCCAACTTCTTGATGATTTCCTCAGGAGAGCTGATTTCCATAACCTGGTTGTCAGATGTTAGGAAGTCGAACACAGTGCTATCCGAGAGGGAGGAGTCGATGTCGTGCTCTACATACACCGTCCTTACCTCAGATGCGCTAGGGAACCCTTCCAGTTGACCGTTTGCGATGGCGCGCATTAGAGTGCTCTTACCCGCTCCATTGGGACCGATGAGACCATACCGGTTGCCACGCTTGATGTTGAGGCGGGTAGAGTTTAGCAGAATCTTCCCACCATATGCGAGCGAGAAATCACAGTCACACAGATCCTCACCTGGCTCAGTCTCCTTCTCTGCTTCGTCCTTTGCCTCTGGCTTGAATTTCTCAAACAGTTGGCAAATTGTGTCGCTATCCGCAAAGTTGGAAAGTGCCTCTGACCACGCAGACATATCAGTTTCCTTGTGGCGGAGTAGACTGTCTACGACCCCAGAAATGATGTCAGCATTTTTGGGACACACACTGGCAACCGCACCTTTGATGTCCTCGAAACTCACCTTGGAAAAGGAAGTCTGGTGGAGGTTGTATAGATAGTCATAGCACTTGGTTGCCACCGCGCGTGCCTCTGGGTTGGACATCCCCTCCATCGCATTCTTTACGTCATTGATGAGCTTATCTGAGAAGTCGTAAGCATCAACAGGGTCCTCCACGAGCTTGGCCATATTGTTGATGATGACACAGGTCTTGCGGCGCACCACGGTAGTGCGGTCCACGATACCACGGCATAGCAGAGGTACCAGGACAGCGAGAGTGCGAGCATCAACGGTCTGGACGAATGTGGTTGCAGATAGCTGATGGACGCATTCCGGGACCTGACTGCTATCAGAGATTGCAGAGATCAGATGAGCAATGAATGGTTCAATGTCCTTGTTGCCGATGGACGCACAACACTTGATGAGAGCAGTCTTTGCAGCTACCTTCACCGAAGGGCGGAGGTCTACCATGCACTCAGACAACATAGGAACAATTTCGGGGAGGAAGTGGGAAACTTGTTCCGGGACGTTCTCCGCAATCTTGGCGAGCAGAGTCAGGGCATTCTCCTTCACCTGCCACTTATTGGTCTTATCAACCGGTAGATTGTCAATCACGTTGCGAACAAAATGAGTGGGAATCTCAGACTCGGAAGACTTGTTGACCGAGGACAGGATGTTGGCGACGATGGTAGCCATTCTACCATGTATATCCCAGATGAATATTTTATACTGACGTGTGTCGATATAAAATGTTGGTTATGTGTATATGACTCCTAAACTACTATATATCGACATACAAGGCATATAACCAATATGCAAAATCTAATATATAGAAATGTCTAGATTTTGTTCTTATCAAGGATGCAATAAACGATCAAATTATGGCATACCTGGAAAACAATCAACAAGATGCAAAACGCATGCTGAAAATGGCATGGAAGATGTTAAACATAAAAAATGCGAGCACATAGGATGCACAAAACGTCCTTATTTTGGTATCCCAGGTGGCAAACCTATGAGGTGTAAGATACATGCTGATGATAACATGAAAAACATATCGAGTAAAAGGTGTGAACACATGGGATGTAATAAATTTCCTGCATATGGTATCTCTGTTGGGAGACCATTGAGATGCAAAATGCATGCCGGCGATATGGAAAATGTTATCCACAAACGCTGCGAACATCCGGGATGCACCAAACAACCGGTGTATGGTATCCCAGGTGACCGACCTACAAAATGCCAGACACATGCTACTGATGGTATGAGAAACATTGTCAGTAAGCAATGTAATCACTTGGGATGCACCAAACAACCGGTGTATGGTATCCCAGGTGACCGGCCTACGAGGTGCAAGACACATGCTGATGATGATATGGAAGATATCATGAACAGACGATGTCCCGGTTATGGTGGTGTCGAGTGTCCAGTTATTTGCCGTTTGATGGATGGGAAAGATTATTGTCTGTCATGCGACCCAGACCAAAACCGTCATGCAATAAAGAAGAAAGACGAGTATGCGTTCTTCAAGTTCCTAAATAAACACAATATACTTGTGACAGCACAACAATATCGCGTGGATTATAAATGCGTCAAGACATCCAAGAGTCACGCTTTTATTGATGGGGTCATTGTGACACCAACGGTCGTGATATTGCTTGAGGTCGATGAGAATGGACACCAACATTATGATAAAGAGTGCGACAAGGCCAGGACACAGTGGGTGAGTGAGGAAATCCTTCTTGCATATCCTAAGCACGAGCTTGCGTGGGTCCGTGTGAATCCAACGTCCGAGAGCAAGAAGGTACGCAGTGCTCGTTTCCTTGAGGTTGTTGTATCTATACAAGAGCTCCTCAAAACTCCTCATTCAACCATTGTGACAATTGGTTTTGATTAATATAATGTTTTGTCAAAAGAATATTTGATTAGATTATAACAGACATGAAACTACTATCGTCGCTGATGGGTGCCTTCACGGGTCCTGCAATGCAAAAATTTGCTTCGAAGGTGACAAGTCGCGCCGTCGTTGCTCCAGTTATATATGCTCTTTTGTGTATGGCTGCTTTTGCCGTCGTGTATGCTCTCATTGGTTACAAGGAGCTTTTTGAAGTCACCGAGGAGAACAAGGACAAAAACTGGGAGAACAGTGTTGTAGCCAGCGTGATGTTGCAATCAAATGCCATGGGTGATGTAACGGCGAAGAATTCTCTTGCTAGGTGGTTGATGACGGCGCAGGTGATGTGTGGTTGGGCGTGGTTTATGGTTATCACGGCCATTGTGTTGTAGAAAGTTTTTTACCTTTATCGATATAGATGTATATCGACAGAAAACATTCTGCGGAAAAATGTTTTTATAGTGTATACACCTACCATGGATGCCTTTTTGTTAACTCAGGCCCTGGAGCAGCCTATGGAGACCTACACCGACAAGATGTACAAAGGTGATAAGATAGTTATAGTTGAGAAGAAGGGTTTCTCCTTCATGAAGATGCTACAGCTGATCCTGTCCCTTGCCATCAGCGCATATGCCGCATATCTGTCATGGAATTGCTCTGTGGGCGAACCCGGTTTCATCCGCATTCTATCCGCACTATTTGCGTGGTTCTTCGGCGTGTTGTATATTCTGTTCTACATCATGTTCAAGTCCAAGTCTTGCGCAATGTGATTATATCGACCAACCACTTTTTATGTATAATTATTTTCTTTGTGGTGTCTAATGTTGTCTGCACTCATTCGCGTCCACGGGAAGGAACACCAACAGGACATTTCCTCGATTATCCCCTGTGTTGTACAGAAGAAGAGTGTAAAAACAAAACCTCCCAAAGAAAATGATAAGAAATCAGCTTCAAAATCCCTCGAAAAGAAGCCAAGGAAGCCAAGAGCGGCTAAGAAAGTGCCTGTTCAACCCGGGGAGGAAAAAGACATTGAGTATTCTGAGTTTGTTCCCATGGAGGTGGATAAAAACCCTCTCCCAGCTTCGTATAAGGATGTTGAAGATGATGATGGTGACTTCATGGCAATTACTGGCCTGGATGATGATGATGATGATGATGATAAGTACGAGAATATCGATAAGTTGTACAGAAAAAGAGACATAGAATGGGCAAATATGATGGAGGAAGCGGCAGCTGTGCTAGATGACGCGGAAGGCATTTCTGACGCAGATGTGGATGGGTCGCTATTGTCAAGTTCACAAGTTTCAGAGCATGACGACATTGAAGGTTCCGTCATTTCGGAATTAGATACTATGGACAATGATGTCGCCGATGTTGTTGATGATGATACATTCTTTGAAAGGCAAGTGGCGGAACCAAAGATAAAAGTTTACAAAGGACCTTCTTTGTTCAAGGACATGGACTATATCCCATAATGTCTCTTGACATCGAGTGCTTCTATTCTCTGGCATATAGGAAAATTCCCATAGGAAAGTTTCCGCAAAAAGAATAGTTGATAGAATCACGTAAAAAAATATAAAATAAAATATTTTTTCATATCAACTATGGCTAGCATTGAAGCAAACAGCATCATTGAAGTCGATGACCTCATCGAGGAGATCACTCCTGCCAAGGAGATTGACGAATATCTATCTGAGGAAGAGAGCCTTGACGATGACAGCAATGACGAGGAGTTTGACTTTAACGAGGAGGATGATGGTGATTTCATCCGTGTTGATGACATAGGCAACTCTGTGGAGCGCGTGGTTGATGTCCTCGGTGGTATCTTTGTATCCTCTGAGGGATCTACAATGGCTGATATTTTGTCCAAGATCTCAGAAACCCTGGACCGCCACGTACTTGCAATTGAAGCACAGACTGTCATTCTGGAGAAGCAGTCCAAGGTCCTGTTCCGTCTCTCAAAGGCACTTGAGAAGAATTAAGCAATTTCTTTTTTAATAGGAAGCGAAAATTTTGTATCAAATGAGGTTTCTGTTAACAGTTTGTCAAAATACGAGTGATTTATAATTTTTAAAGGATCAAGTTCTACGAGTTCTGCATCGTGTCTGTCATTTTCCCGGAGTTGAAGACTTTTCAAAAAATCTATTGTTATACCAACACTTTTTGAGGAAACAGACCTTGTAATGCATTTAAAAACACTCTTCAAAAAAAAGTGCGAATCATAAGAAACATTCTTGTCAGGAAAGACTTTGAAATGACCACTGTGCACACGATGGTTATGTAGTTTTTCGACATCAGCATTGACGAAATCATAGTCTATAATCGCAATAACATATTCCATACTCGTGTAATAATACTTGCCATCAACTCTGTACCTAGAAGACGTTTTCTTCTTCTTGGTAAGAATGTTATTCGTCGAAAGATCGTTGTGTCTCCAACCTGGTATCATTCTCTGTACCGAAGCAATGGAGTATAGAACTTGGAAAATAAGCATCCTGAGAAAGTCATCATCATATGACATCTTTCTCAGGAATGCAGTCATATCCGTGTCAAAAATCTCCATGAAAGAAACATGATTATATTTACGTTGTAAGGGGGTTAACTCTGTTATTCTTGCTGAAAGAATTGGAATCTTCTCTACAAAATTTTTAACATCCCGTGAGTCATACAACTCTATAAAATGTGGCGTTATGTGCATATTCTTTAGCTGCCGTGCAATCTTAGAGAATCTGGAGGAAATAGATACGGCATCTCTGTCCTTTTCTTTCTTTGCTCCGGCATCATCTCCATCTGCAATTTTCTGTATAAAACGTCTGACTGTCTCATCGCGGTAATAACTTACTTTCATAGCAAAATTTTCAGTTTTACTATTGATCAAAAAAATGTCAGAGTATTTTCCAGAACCTATTTTCTTGAGAGATAATGTCGTCATCAATATTTATCTTACTACAATTTTATTTATACCATATTTTGACGACTTTGGCAACTAAAATAAAATAATCGATTTAATAAATGTCATATGTGTTGACTCCTCAACCAGGTTCTAATACATCGCACCAAATAAGAACTGCAGAGGCACTTGCAAATGTCCCCATCAGAGAGGCTTTGGAACTTGCAAAACAAAAAGCACGGAAGACATTCCTGTTTGACCCCCTGAAACTGGGGGCCAAGAAAATAGGAGGCGGTGTATACGGAACCGCATACCTCATAAAAATCACCCCGAGTGTTATTAACGGTTTACAGGAAGGTTTGGCATACGGAGGCGGGAGAATTGTTACAACAATGCCCCGTGTGGGAGAACAAGTTGTCATAAAAATAGCCCGGCAGAGTAAAAACAGAGATGCTGAATTTTACCAGGAGAACATTCGAGAGAACATAGTTCACAAGAGAATGTCCACGGCCCAATGCAGACCCGTCCCAAGAGCATCAAAACCAATTTGCGTTTCAAAATACGTGCCACCTTTCAAACTGTCGTTCATAGATGGTGCCCCAGGGAGACACGAATCTGTAACTGTGATGGGTCTTGCCGGGGATATGTCACTGAATAAATTTGTAAAGGGAAAGTCTATCCCAGCAACTTTTTATGTAGATGTTGAACGTGCAATCTGCAGTATGTGGCTCGATGGTTATCTCCATGGGGACCTACACCGCGAGAACATAATGATAGATACCAGAAACAATAAAGTACATATAATAGATTTTGGGTTTGCTCTCAAAATGCCCCCTGCATTTGTTGATGTACTTGCCAGACGGATATCTAATATGGTATCCAGAGGGAAATTCCAAACCCTTGGCGACATATGGACAGAAAAACCAGTGGATGGCAAACTTCGTCTCATAAATTACTCTGATCGCGTGATGAAAGGTCGTGGTTTTCCATGGTACAATCCTGATTACAAGATCCTGAGATCATTGTGGAACCAAGTGCCACGGAACCAGAGAACCCAAATTCCCGCTGCTCGTTCGGCACTATGGGGCATTCCTATAATTCAAGAACCAGTTAAACAGAAAACAAGTAAAACGATTCGTCAACGGTCCGCAACACCTCAAAGAAAGCAAAAATCCTCATCGCCAGTATTGCGAGCAAGTGCCGCAAAAACATACATGTCTTCACAAATTATACCACGAACAGCATCTCCAGTTGACAGGCCATTCCAGAAGTCCAAGTCACCGGTTGTCAGACCATTCCAGAAGTCCAAGTCACCGGTTGTCAGACCATTCCAGAAGTCCAAGTCACCGGTTGACAGGCCATTTCAGAAGTCCAAGTCACCGGTTGACAGACCATTCCAGAAGTCCAAGAAGTTACCAAGCCCCTCCAAGCAGATGCAGAAGCCAAGGACTCCATACATACCAACGCCCATGCGATCTTTGTCAAATGCAGAACGTGCGGTTGTATATGGCCAAGGAATTCGCCAAGACAAGATTATCGCAAATATTCAGCAGCGTAAAATGGAATGCAGACGCAGAGGTCTTGAATACAACCCTATAACAAAACAATGCACAATGCAACAACAAAAAACAGCGCAAGGTCGATGCAGAATAGATTGCGCGGCAATTGGTAAACGTTGTGGGCCTAGAGGAAAATGCGTGAAATTGTGAGAAAAAAATGATATATTTATTTAAAATAAATACACAATGATGTATAATGACAAAATTACCATCGGTAAGTCAAAACTTGGCGGTTTTGGGATGTTTGCTCGAAAAAAGTTTTTGCCGGGAGAGTTCATAGATGCCTCGCCATGCCTCGTGAAACCAAATGATGACTGGGGTAAAGCCACAGAAGATTACCTTTTTAGCAGAGGGAAACTGTCTGCCCTGCCCCTTGCAGGCGGTGCTTTGTTTAATCATTCGGACACTCCTAACGCACGGCATGAACTGACTGGTGGGTTAAAGATGATCAGGATAATTGCTGTAAACCCTATCAACAAGGGCGATGAGATAACAATATCCTATGGCCCAGGATACTTCCCCACAAGAGGAATGAAGATGAAATGATATCATTTTACCCTGGATATGAAAATGATATATTAAAGACTCTATCTTTTTCACAGATTAGATACTATGTAGTATAATGACATCTACAATATCCTTCTCAATGTTAATGTTGTTCCTTGTAATGTATGCATTGAATGCAGTCATTTGGTTTTGAAGACGCGTCTTTGCTTTCTTAGTCAGATACCCAACACATTTTTCCCTATGCTCTGGAAGGACTTCGTGTAAATACTTTTCAAAAAATGGAAGAGGCTTTGGAATGAACTTCCACAGGCTGTCCCTAGGGGCAAACTTAAGAGATAGTATAAAGGACACCAATGAGCACACGTTGAGAGAGCCTGCCAGATCCCACATTTCAAATATGTTATCGTATGCTTTGGAGTTTTCATACATTGTAGCTGGGCATATTGCCAACATTGCTATTGTCATATCTACATCGTGGTAAAACGAAGCAATGTGAACTGGGAGCATCCCCTGATGGTTCTTGATGAGCAATGCCTCTGGGCAAAGCAGCGAACATACGTCCGAAAATAACACGGAAGTTTTGGGCGCGTACAACATTGCAAAATTATGAACGGGGGTGTTCCCAGATGAATTTTGCTTCAAAATAACTCCCGGGTTCTTCTTATTCATATATGATATAACGCCGCTGTTTTCAGGTATAGTTTCTTTATTATACTTCGCATATTTGTCATCGCTCGTGTATTCCCCAAACAGATGTAGTGGATAATTTCCAAAAACATCCTGAACATCTTGTTCGCCGGTGTACAACATCTTAACTATTTCCAAAGAGCAGCCATGTTGACAAGCAATATGGAGGGGATATTGCCCGCTGTTATTGGCAATATTCAGTGCTTCTGGAAATTTCTTGTACACGTGTCTGATTATATCGTAGTCCTTGGTACATGAAATTGCATAATGTAGCGGCAAATTCCCGGACGAATTTGTAATGGAATACGCTTCATATTTATCGAAAAGTTGTATCATGTCAATGCTCGAACTTGATATCGCATACATTAATGGTGTGTTTTCATATGGAAAATCTGAGCCATAAATAAGGCCCGGGGCTGCCTGGAGGAGAATCTCTGACATTTCCTTCCGCCCCCTTGCGATCGTCTCATGTAGCAAGTTAAAACCATGTAGTTCCGGGGGGTATTGTCGAACCAACTTTGTAAACAATTCAATGTCATTGCTTTTGATGGTGTCTACAATCAATTTCATTCTCTATATTTTAAATAAAATAAAATTGATAATTTACCGAAGTTTATTCAGATCATGATTTGTTCACAGGGTCGTCATATGGGATGACATCTGGCAGCAATCTCTTTGAAAAGCCTGCAGCAAGGTCATCGCGGAAACCAAAGTAGGTATCCAGATCCGATCTCTTGTCTCCAAAATAGTAACCATACCCGCGAATGGATTGTTCCATTCCCTGATCATCTGGCTGGAAGTTGGTAGTAAAATTTTCCTTGTGCTTCATAAAGAACCAAGTCATAAATACGGCAAGAACTGCCACAAATGTTACATAGAGGGGTTTCATTTTAAAGTATTGAAATATTTTATTTAAGACGCCCAAATAGTGAAGCATATTTGGCATGCGATTTCATCATTTTAGATATGAGATATGGTCGGGGAGATGGAAAAATAACTCCCTGCTGTTTGCTCACAAGCATTTGAAGTGCGGATACTCGCTTTCTCCGCTCTTCCTCCAGGAGTTTGACGGGGGTCTCTATGCCCTCGAGTTCCTCAACATATTTGCGGAACCAGTGCGCAAACTTCACATTTTGTTCGTATGTGTATTCCCAACCATCAGGTTCGTCAATGTCAGCTGCGTCTCCAATGTCTTCAACGAGCTTGTAAACATTGCTGGGCAAAGCGTCATCCTGCTCTACTAGAGCAATCTGATCTAGTTTTATCTCCTTGGTGAAAGACGTTGCCAAAACATGCACTGCAAGCAAGCTTGTCATGTCAGTTGTCCTATATTCAGCAGGGCACTTGCACACCCCTTTGACTATGATGCCAACTCCAAAAACTTGATTTTGGCAACACAGTAGGATAAGATTTCCTGTGAGGTCATCTGCAACCTCTCTTGATGGATCCACGGGAAGGAATATCATAGAGTTGTCAATAGATGAACGAAGTATCTGTGCTTTCAGCTTGGTCATTGCCGGAGTCCATCGACTCATCGAGTTCCTATCAAACTTCCCAGATGCCATGTACCACGCAAGAGCTACCTTGTCAAAAGTATCTGCATCAAGCCGGTAAGCATACAAATTGGCAGATGGCAGTAGCATTGTGTCCTGTGGGTTTCTTTTGACATGTTGTTTGTATTACAGAAATGTCGATATATATGTATATCGACGTTTTGACAAAGAGTTATATTTGCATATATGCCTGGAGACGCTTGTAGAGACCCTCGCCGCCGTTGGTAACTTTGCAACCAGCAAAATCAAACTCCACAGACTTGCCGTGGATGATGTTCTCCAAGGGAGTCCCCGTCAAGAGGAGTTCTGCCAGGAGAAAACGCCGCATGTCCATACCAGATGGATTGTCATCACGGTCCTTGGACCGCCTGCCCGTGGACATGGGGGTGTTGATGAGGAAATCCTCCAACTTTCCACGAGACCTGAACCACTCCAGAGTGTCCATCGCATACTTGATGCTCCAGGGGAACAAGCGCCTGCTCATGTCCTTGCCTGTCTGCTTGGTATCTGTAAATCCAAACCGAGACACGCCACACCCAAGGAGATCCTTGTGCTCATCCATGAACTCATTCCACTTGAACGTATCATTAAAAAGGTTCTTGCCATCGGTCTCCACATACCTATACTTGTCGCCACTCTTGGTCGTGGGATAGGGTCCCAGGGATGCATATGAAATTGGCATGTACACATGCGTGATCAAAACCCAGCACATTGTCTCCTCAAACTCAATCCTACGCCCCAGAGACACACGCCTGGCATCATCAACGGGAAAGTTAAGCCCCTTGTTAGAAACAATCACACCTTGGCAGACAATCTCTCCGGAATCACCTGGGCCGTCGCCGCTTGTAGCAATGACCACGGGCTCAAATCCAAACTTGTGGCCCTCCTCCAGCTTGGAATGATTTGCCAGCATCTGAGACTTGGGACCAAACCCTGTAGTAGGTGCCGCCCTCGTCTGGCCAAAAATAGGAATGACGTGGCCCACCAAATGTGTGATCATAGAGTTGCGCAGGAAGATGTCGGCGCTGTCATCAATCTTGGTGCCAAAAGCTTCAAAGTATCCAAAAGAAACAGATGCCGCAAGGGTTGCCCTGGATACCACAATGGTGCTGAGGCCCCTGAAGTCCTGCATCAGCTCGCGCGAAATCATGCTCATGTTGAGCACCTCATTTCCCTCGATGGAGATAATAGTGGGAAGAGTCATCTTGTCCACAAACATGTCCGCAGAAAACCGCTTGCGGTCGCTCTGAGAGAGACAGATTCTTGTAGGAGCCTTTTGGTTGACATTCCGCCGATCGGTCTTGACAACTTCACCGTCGACCATGGCCTCGAACTTCTTCTCAAAGAGGAACTTCATGGGGTCAGAAGGGTCGTGGATGCGTGTGATAGGAAGCTGTCCTGGAAAATCAGTGACCAAGTCAAGATCATTTCCAAAGGACAGGTTGAGTTCATTTTCAACAGACAGGAGTTCGGTAGCCATGTCGAGACCAAGATCGAGGGTGGAGAAATCCATAGTTGTCAATATGAGAGGAGGTAATGGAAATGACACAAATGTCTTCTTTTATGCTCGTATCTCTCTCCGGGGTCAAATGACAATTGGTAGAATCTTATCCTCTGTAATAATCATCGGCGCGATATGTGAAGTTGCCCATTTTGTAACTTGTTGATGAGGGAACGTATGACGGCAGAATCACCGCCTGCCCCCTTTCCCGCAAAGTATAAACGCAGACGTTTGTTGACAGGTTGGGGAATACGCAGTGTCCACGACTTTTTGGCATAGGGGTTGAACAGAATGACTGACGATAAATCTGGCGATACTGATTTCACCCACCCACCAAGACGGTACTGGGTGGAAAGTATCCTCCCGCTGGCATCCACGGTATCGATTGCGTACCTCAAGCGTTTACCGGTTGTATAAGGGAGATCTTTGGGAAGTATGCTTACAAAACCACTGAGATACTGGCGAAAAGTTGTTTCTGTGAGTTGATTCTGGACACCGGGGAGCACCTGGGGAATTTGTTGTATTTGTTGCGCAACTGGGAGATACACTGGTCTCTGAATCACTTGGTCTGTATTCTTAGTTTTTCTGGGTTTCGATGTAAATTTTACAGAAGCAGTGCTCTGCTTTGACTTATTCTTTGTAATAGCTAACATTTATGATTAGCAAACATAATTAAAGTACATAGACTTTGTCGATATGAAAATATATCGACAAAAATGAGAAACTGAAACCTAAGAATTATTTACATGTAGTTGGCATTGAGAACCACGTCGGTGTTACGGCGCAGTGTTACCACTCTCTTGGGCCAATCGCATCCAGAAATGTCTGTATTCCACAGGGTCCCCCCTGGGCACGACATCTTTGTTGGCCACATCCTCCCTTCTTCGCAAATGTAATAGAAGGGTTCCTGATCATTTCCAAATGGAAGCCTGTCGGGATAACATTCTTGGGGAGATGGTGAAGGGGATGGCTTTGGAGACGGTTTTGGTTTGGGTGACGGTTTTGGTTTGGGTGACGGCTTAGGCTTGGGTGACGGCTTAGGCTTGGGTGACGGCTTGGGTATTGGAGATGGTGAGGGGTTTGGCATGTTTTTGTTTATTATGCTCACATCGGCGCAGTTCCAAAACTCCTCTGGGACCGCCCCTGCATCTCCGCATGCACGTAGATTTCCTTTGTCACCTGGGGGGAGACAAGAATTTCCCGTTACCCACCACCACCACAGGACGCATTCGGGACATTCATAGTTTTGGGGGAGCTGGAATTGCATCTCATAGGTACCGATGGGGCGGTCTTCAAGATCCCAATATCTTTTAACAGTATCAACGCTTGTGAGCCAGTGTTTAGCAAAGCATTCGGGAGTTGGTTTGGTGTTTGCAGGGCACAGACCAAAGTAAATGTGACCTCTGTGAACAGCTGTGAAAGTGACCTTTAACTTTACGATTTGACCAGTCCTCCACGTAGCTTGAATGGGCCCTGGTTTTTCGTATTGATCTCTGCCGCATATGGGATGATTGCCGCCCCCTCCGAAAACCCAATACCCATCGGGCCATACAGAGGCGGGGCCGCCACCAGCAAGAGACTGGGGGTCCCATTCTTGACCTGCGCGATGTGCTAGTAAATTTCTTGAAGCGGGTTCCGCTAGATAACCATGTGCTTTAACAACGGGAAGCGGGGCAACAAATGCCAGTATGACTGTACACGCTTTCCATAAAAAGCCTGACAACCCCATTCTATATATATGTAGACCATTTTTATAATAAATGAGATTTGACGACGTTTTGTATATTGTCAATCTAAAACATTTATACGTGTATTTTTATATTTATGTCAGAAAATGAGCTTCAATCTGAACTTCATCAACACAAGCATTTCTAGGTCCTCTCTCCAACGGTCAAGACTTCCTTCCCAGAGCAGACATTATGAGCATCTAGTCAACAACTTGGGCAACCGTCCGCATACCAAATTGTTGCACTTTGGAACAGACATCAGTTACGTGCTATTTGAAAACCCCCATATCCAGGAGGTCACCTGGATCGATCAGGAAACTAGCAGAGGCCACATGGATAGCATGCTCCTGAAACCAGAGTACAACCTGATAATCAACAACCAGCACCTATTTTCTGCGAACACCGTGAAGATTCTGACTGAAAAAATTGCCCAGCACACGGTTATGTGTGTCCTCAAGACGAGGCATTATGACAATCAGCGGGTCATTGAGCGGGCATTTTCCAGGGCTGATAACATTAGCATTTCTTCGCGTCTAGAGATCTATGACAAGGACAACTCCAAAGGGTGGAAGGATGGAGTGATAATTTATGACATTGTGAAGAAAGGCTAAATATTAATATTTACGTGTATTAACTTAACATGAGTCTGACAATTTCTATTTCTGCAGTTATTGCAGTCGTTGTGCTACTAATAGTATTTGTTCTCTTCTTCAAGAAGAAGGAGAATTTCAGTGCACAGGTAAGCGGAGCACGTATGATAACATTTGTGAACAAGACTTCTTCACCAATTGAAATTGCAAGATACAAGTCGCGGTCAATGTCTGGTGGTAAGACATTTGATTGTAAAATTGTCCCTGGTGAGTGGACAGATGCTATAGAATTGGGACCCATGGAAAGAGTCACGATGACAGGGTGGGCACCACGCGAGAGTGATCTTTTTGTGAAAACAACTATGATGTCTGGAAATACCAGAGATATAACCCGGTTTATCACCAAGAAATCTGGGGCGCGTGTTATTTCTTCTCCAGTCCGCCAATGGTCTATTAAAAAAGGATATCGCGCGCCTAGTTGCGCAAATATGGTAGTGGCAGAGATTGTTCGCGGAAATGAGTATCACTTTAATGGAAAGTAAATGTATATCGACGTTTTCTGATTAAATACAGATGTAAAAACAGTATCACAAATGGATAGTCTAACCACACAGTTTAGCAACATGAACCTTGGCTTCAAGGTGTCATGCCAGGACACAGATGCGGTCAAGAAAATTTTTGCCCTTCTTGATGAGCTAAATGATGATGTGAACTTGATGTTCACCGAGCACGGGCTGAAGATCCAAACTATGGACACCTCTCACGTGGCTCTTTCCACTGTGAAAATATCAAAGGGTTTCTTCACAGAGTATGTAGTTCCTCAATTCACCACAATTGGAATCAAGATTTCTACTATGATCCGGGTTCTGGGGTGTATTGATGGTGGGTTTTCTTTTGAGTATTCCGAAGACACCCCTGACAATCTCATTGTGCGTTCTGATACCCAGAACTTCATGCTGAACACCATAGACCTGGATAGTGAGGAAATGGAGACCCCCGATGCTGAATATGATGTAGAGATTGATGCCGATTCCTCTGTCATCCAAAAGTATTTCAAGAACCTTGCTCTGTTTGGAGACTCTGTGAGTGTCACCTCCGAGGGCAATGATGTGTTTTTGGGCACTTCTGGCGACCTTGGAAAGGCCAGTTTCAAGGTGGCGGGTCAGCGAGTAAAGATAAACGGCACGCTGAATGCCAAGTTCTCTTCTAGGTATCTTGTCACATTTGCCAAGGCAGCGAGTTTGTCAAAGACAAGTCAGCTCCGTTTTGCCAATGAACAACCTGTTCTTGTTAGGTACGAGTTTGGTCCCGACAGTTTCATCTCGTTCTTTCTCGCCCCCAAGATCTTGGATGATGATGATGAATATTAACGCAGCATATCGGTCTCTGAGGCAATACATTGTTCCTCATCCCAGACACATGATGGGCAGTCTTCTTTCCGTAAACCATAGAATTTAACGCTGGAGCAAGGCACCTCTACTTTCCAATGTAATTCCTCTGTAGCAATCTTGAGAAAGGTCTTCCAGGCAGATTTCCAATCCCCGGAGTGAGAAGTTTCCCCAGGATATTTGAACCGCGTGCCATGTGCAAGTTCGTGTACCACCGACCTGTTAAGAGATGTTTCGTCGCGAAGAGAGCCACCGCCGTCCCTTGCAGCAACTTTAAGAGTGCCAGTGGAATGATCAAACATTCCGCTTGTGTATGAGTTTGCAGTGGAACCCTTTCTGAAGGGAAGCAACTGAACTCCGCTAAACTTTGCTAGGAGGTTTCTCGTGAGGTCGCTATCTGGATAGTTTTCCTTCAGGTGCTTGATGAACATACGCACCTGTTTTTCCAGGAACCGCAGTGTTTGTTCATCGCTATGCGAGTCGCCAAAAGACAAGTAATTCATTTGTATAATCTCTTATATTTTTCGTGTAAAAATAGCGAATTAAAAATGGTATAATAAATAAAGTATGCCAAATGTTTCTAGAAACCACCGGTATTCTTCTGCATTTGTGAATGTGCGTGTTCGTACGATGGATGACTATGGGGCCGAATGCCCCATTTGCATGCGGAACTGGTGTTCGGAAGATGCATGCAACAGAACGTGCATCCAGACAAACTGCTGTTATCAGTTTTTGTGCGCAAGTTGTGTTACCAAGATATCTCAACGCTGTCGGTGTGAGGATGGATGCAAAAATGTGATTTTCATTTGCTCCTTTTGCCGCAACATTTCGAAGACGGAGACCGTGGCCCTGTTCGTTGGCAGCAAACGTCCATGCAAAAAGTGTCGTGATTCTGACATTGCAACATCTCCAGTACAGGAACAGGAAGGCGACCACTCGCCAGAGGATGAAACAACTTAAGAATTTTCAATATATATTTTGTATGGATGATGTACCGTCAGACGTCATACAAAATATAAAGTCTACAATTGATTCGATACCGGGTATAATACAACCCGGTGGCCACAAAAAAATATCTCACTTGATGATTTTCTTCTGGGTTGTGCACTTTGTTTCCACTGTCGTGTTGGCCATCATTGTCTTAAGAAAAAAGGATGACAATGATGGTACACTGTTAGGGACATTGGTGGTTATTTTACAGCTGATGATAACCAAGATATTTGAATCTTCAAACAAGCTATATGACAATTGCATGCGTATTCAGTCCAATGTGGCAGACATTAACTTTACTATCCTTGGTCTGATCAGAGACTATCACGATTTGTTGGATAGAGGAATTCATACCAATGAGCGTGCCAAGGAGCGGTTGAAGAAACTGAATGACCGTGTTATAGAAAACCTGGAAGCATATGAAAGGAATATGCACATGTTTACACTATTTGTTAATAGCTTCTTCTGGAAATCTCCTGAATATACACCATTTCTGGAAAAAGATGTCATACGTGATAATTTTGTTACAATCTTAAATGATTTCCAGAAAGACATTGACAAACTTAATATTGATAGACGTGTTCTATCCAGAAATATTACTCAGCATATGTCTATGGATGTAGCGGCTTTTTAATCAGATGACCAGCCGGAACCAGGATGCAGAGGAGGCAGAGACCTTGAGGTTCCATTGGACAGAGTGGGAGTGGTCGTGACGACTGGGTTAGAATTCATGACAGGGTTGGCGGAGATGGTGGGATTGATTGTTGTGGTTGGACCGGTGACATTCACCGAGGGACCGGTGTTTGTGTTGGTATTGGTGTTTGTAATGCTCACAGCACTCTTGCTTGCCGCAGAAACAGCAATATTCTGTTCGAGGGCAGTCATATATGGTACAAGACCCATGTACTGAAGATGATATTCAATGGGGTCCGAAGAATTACACATTCGGATCCACATTGCCCACTGAGCGGGTGTAATCAACCCAGGGCACATGACATGCTTTGGTTTGTAGGTTCTCTTCTTCCGAATAATGCGCATCACAAGGTTGCGCTTGTAACCGGTAATTGCCCTCCCATTGGAGCACACGGCAACCATCTGCTGAAGGTCCCTGTGGTTGGTCTCCTTGAATAGATGAACCGCCATGCAACGGAGATAGGTGTCATACGATTTAACTGCCTTCTTCCAGAATTTAACGCGACCAAAACAGCAACCAACCTTCCGTTCTTTCTTCTGGGCGCTCACCAGCATTATCTGGGCCTTCTTGCCATAGTTAGGCTCGGCAATGTATGCAGCCTTGGACTTGCTAATAGAAAAGCACCCCATTGTGTTATACACGAAATTATTTTAATTATAACATAAAATCTGATGATATGGCATTGTCATTTTTGTCATTTAGTGTCACTCGACCCGGGCTCGTCAAAACAACTTAAATAAAAAGTTTAAGCTTACAAACCACAACAGTGCGCTATGGGTTTCCTAAAGGCACTCGTAATCGCGCTCACATTCCTGGTGCCAAAATCGCTGGTATATGCCCAGCCTCCATCGTCATATGGCAATAATATAGAACAGTGTAATTCTGACTGTGACAGTTCTCATTGGTTTCCTGTGTGTGTTTATGGCTCTGGAGTTTCCGACTCAATAGATATCGGCTTCTTCTCTAATGAGTGTTATATGGGATGTTATATCCCCAATTCCGGGTATTCAAGTTTTACTATGAGGAACGTTTTCTTTGGAGAATCTTGTGCTGGTATTACTAGTGAGACTACCTTCGGCGCTGATACTTGTCATGACTGTTCTACTATTCCAGCTAACGATAATGTTCCTATATTCACGTACGTGAAGGTTGCGGTAGTAAACAACTGTGATAAACCTATTACCCTAGAACGTATTAAATATTCGTATCTAGATAATTTGTTCGAATGTTCTATCACAGACATGTCAACTCGTATTGAGTCTGGTAATTCTTATGATTTTTATGTCGATGCAAGTGAAGGTATGTATACCGTTAAAGAAGTTGGAAACTCTAAAATTCTTTCAAGCTCTGGACAAAAATATGATAAGTATTTTCCGCTTTCAGGAGCAAGTGGAGGCGAGTCTTGTGATGATGGAAGCAGTGATGAGATCTCATTTTTTGACATAGCTCAAACCAGTGATGGTGTTCTCTTTATTTGTTCTATCAATCCTCCCACTGACAACAACCCTCCCACTGACAACAACCCTCCCACTGACAACAACCCTCCCACTGACAACAACCCTCCCACTGACAACAACCCTCCTCCCACTGACAACAACCCTCCTCCCACTGACAACAACCCTCCCGCTGACAACAACCCTCCCACTGACAACCCTTCCCCTGGCAAACCTCCTTCCACTAACAACCCTTCCCCTGGCAAACCTCCTTCCACTAACAACCCTTCCCCTGGCAAACCTCCTTCCACTAATGTTGACCAAGACAACCAATCATCTTCCAGCGTTCCCATTGGTATCATCGTGGGTGCAAGCGTTGGTGGTGTCGTTCTCATCGGCGCCATCATCGTTGGCATATGGTGGTGCAAGAAGCATCGCAAGAACCGCATGGACCCCGCTCTGGATTACATTGACAACACCGCCTTTGGATCCCCACATGCGTATATCACCCCCGCCCCTGTTGTTGCCTCTGCACGCGTGGAACAGGACCAAGTAATCTCTGGTTCTGGCCACACTGTCATGAACATTGTGTGATAGCATACATATCGTCAAAAACAACTTAAATAAACTATATGCGACTTGTAAAGAATGGTATTAAAGTGTAAACACTCCGCTAGAAATGGCACAATCTACATACAAATCTTCCCGCACGGAAAGAAATACATTGGTCAAACAATACAAGGCAGTAAGAGATTTGAGCAATATAGGCGTCACGAAGGCAACAATCCGCATCATACCAATGCGCTCAATAAATATGATTACAATAATGTCAAAGTATTGATGTTTGATGTGCCAGAGTTTCTTTTAGATTATGTAGAGACTTCGCTTATTTCTCTATATGATACGACTGACCGCGAAAAGGGATACAACAAGATGACAGGCGGTGCAAATGGTCGCCCAAATCAGGAAACGATTGAGAAGATGCGTGCCATACAATCAGATGGCAGACACAAGGGTGAAAACAATGTTATGTTTGGCAAGAAACATAATCCAGGAACAATTGAGGTTTTCAAAACAATTAATAAAGGTGAGCGTAATCCCTTCTTTGGTAAGAAGCATACACCTGAATCTATTGAAAAGTTCCGCAGAACCGGTGAAGCACATCATTGTTATGGCAAAAAAGCATCAGAAGAAGCCAAACAGAAGATGAGTATATCTAGAACTGGTTTAAAACGCACAGAAGAAACCAAGAAAAAACAAAGCGAATCTAAGTTGGGTGCCAAGCATCCAAGAGCACGGGCGGTGTATGCTTTTGGAAACTGGTATGGGTCTTGTGGGCGTGCATCTGATGCTTTGCGTTTTATGTTTGACAGAAAGGACAATTTTGTCAAAGCATTCGTTTATTCTAAAACACATCCTGAGATATTCTTTGCCTGATGTAAAAATTAACCGTTACGAACACCGTAGTTAATTGCAGCAAATTCTGACATGGGAATGGCAGTGCCAGGGGGTGTGAGCAAATCAAGTTTCTCATTGACGGGATACCCCTGCAGACCCTCGAACATTGCACCATCTACAAGATCCTCCACGGTTGCGGGAGGCTCAGACAGACTTCTCTGGGGAAGAGTTGTATGAGGAGTGCTATCTCTCAGTTGGTAGTTAGGGAGCTGGCAAGCGCTCTGGACAACTTTGCCATTCATCACCAGTCGAGCGCCATTAGCATCAAGGGCGTTTTCGAAACCTTCGAACTGAGCATTTCCTGCTATTCTGGCATTTGTTTTTGGGATTTCGGATGGAGTAGAGAACGCGGGAGAGATGCTGTCAGTCACGCCAAAAGTTCCGAACACAGCAGGGTCTGAGAATTGCACGGGGGCCGCCGCGAGGGTTGGATTCATAACACGAGGATCTGCGTATGTGGGAGGCCTTATTCCCTTGATAGTACCATCAACTGCCTTTGTCTCCACAGGCACGTTGGTGTCAAAGTTGGTGAATGGCAAGTCTTCGTCAATTTTGTTCTCCATCACATTGGCACCCACTACCACATTTGTGCTCCCTGCAATGTGCTCTATGGGGTCCACAAACTGAACCGGATCTGGTGCATTGTCCTTTGTCCTTAGAAGTTCTTGTATCTTTGCGGTCTCCTTTTTGACTGATGAGATTGCCTTTTCCATCTGTGCCTTTGCGCGTGATAGAGTGGGAATTTTTACATCCTTGGTAGTGCATGACGAACAAGTGGGTTTTGCAAACAAATATTTTGCCTCCGAGTGAATCATAAGACCCACCATCAATATAATAAGTACTACGATGAGTGTGTCTAGCATTCTTATATTTAAACATATATATTTTTAATTTAATCACAACATGCAGGCAGGGTCTTCTGCTGTGGTAGATTTCAGAGTGACACCGCGAAGGAAGATGGTGTTCATCTCGCGACCGTTGTATGTCAGAGTCTGCTGAGGTAGAATGGTGACCTTGTACTTTGAGAATGGTCCGCCGAATGCCTCATTGGTCAACTGCTTCATGTGCAGAGAGTTAGTAGCGGCATAGTCCTTGAGAGCACTCTTGAAGTCGCTGAAGGGAACGATGTTGTCACCGCCAAGCACGAGGAACTCCGAAGCGAGGAAACTCTCGATGAAGTTGGTAGACCTGGCAATGGTCTCGCGGGTGCTGATGAAGTATTCGGGAAGGACAGTCCATATGTTGTCCTCGGCATACTTGTCTGCAAAGTACCTGTATGCCTTGTTTGCCTTCCGAATGATGTTGGGCATTTCGGTATACAGCTTCTCCGAGAGCTTCATATCACCAGACTTAACTGCCTGCTTGAACTCGAACACAATCAGACGACGCTGGATAGAACCGCCAGAGTCTGCCCACCCAGGCACCTCGTTACCAGCAAGCACAATTGGCACGTCCCACTCCTGCATGAATGCCTTCTGATGCTTGATGGCAACCGAGATTTCCTCACCTGACACAATAGACTGGAACTCTGCTTGCTCAATGGCAAGGTCATTCCGGATCTCTGGGGCGCACACCAACATCTTGTCAAAGAAGGCAGAGATACCGAACTTCCGTTCAATGTTGTTAGACAGGATACCAACGTCGACTGTCTCGAAGAACTGCTTAATGACTTTCAGGACGAGCAGGGACTTACCTGTTCCTGCGAGACCAACAAAGAAGGGACACACCTGCCAGGAGTCAATCTCGTTGGTCTTGTAAAGAACACGGCCAATCAGACACAGCAACCACCGTTGGACATCAGCATCCCACTGTTGGTGGTTCATAACCGAGTCCAGATGAGGAGTTGGGATATCAAACCAGTCATCATATTCCGTGTTGTCAAAGTTCTGCTCGAAGAACTTGCATGCAACGATGTTGTCAGACAGGGGTTGAGTTTCAGTGTCAAAGCAGTGGAAACGGTCCTCAGAGGCAATATACACACCATTCATGAAAGCATATGTTCCACGCTGCTTGTGCAGATTGGGGAGCTGCGAGTCATGGCAGTTGGTCAGATACTCTACAGCCGAAGAGACATTCTTCATGTTTTGAGTGGCATTCACCCAGTGAGCCCACGATACCTCCTTTCGCAGGCGAGAATACACAAAGTCCTTTATCTCGTACACTTGGCGATAACTGTGCATGTTCCGTCCATCGATGATGATGGGCTCGTAGAGGAAGCCATCTTGCTTGCGGTATCCCTTCTCCATCGCAGAATCAAGCAGATACAACAGAAGTTCCTGAAAGGAAGAAATGCCATCGTCAATGAAGCGGAAGCGCAGAGACCAGGAGCCAATGACCGCATCTAGGTCATGATCGAGTTCTACCAAACCATCCTCTGCCTCCAGTTGATGAACTGAAAGCTTTGCCTGGTATGTGCTCAGGATGATTTTCTTGGCATAAAAAATCATCTCCAGGACTTTGATCATTTTTTGAAAGTTCTTTTTCTTTTGCTCATTCTCGTCCTTTCCCGAGGGAAATAGATTGAGCTCCCGCAGACGGTGATATATGGCCATCGCCTCAAACTCGGCTGTAATGATGTTATCATTTACCATCTTAAGGCCAAATGACCCCCGGTCTGTCTCAATTGCCTTGACCAAATCCTCGTCAAAGTTCACATCAAGAGCGCTGAACATACCAATGAGCTGGCTCTCAAAGGTTGCGGTGGTGTCGTAGAGACGCCACTTGTCGCACAACTCCTCGAGCTTCTTCAAACTCTGATTGACATCATATTTCTTGATCGCACTTGAGATTGCAAGAGCCCGAGACTCTTCCTCTTCCTTGACAGTTGTTTTCTTGGAGGCCTTAGAAGGCTGAACCATTAGAAATCAAGGATATAATTTCTTGGCGTCTTTGACACACCTTATACAGTATGTTGTCGATATACTGTTGCCTCAAAGGTGATTGTTCGGATAACAATATACCGAGAGAGTTTGTTACAATTTCTTGCGGCTTCCTTCTCTTTAATACTATAACGCACCCAGGGTCAAATGACGGTAAATTTTTCCAAAAAAGTTCTATCATCTGGTATGGATACTTCTCTAGATAAGATCCAGGTGAAGCTCCAGGCATACATACCATACATACAGAAGCTCGAGGACAAGGTTATTGCACTTGCCGATGAGAATAGGAATCTCAAAAATGAACTCGAGTCGTATAAGAAGAAACCCCCAGCTTCTGGCTATGATGTCGATATGAAGTGATATCGTCGATTGTATGTGTGTAATAAACTTAATAAAAAAATGTCAGCAATACACTATGGAGAGTGTAGACGAACCCAAATACGATGACAACTGGCCAGAGGGTCCTCCTAGCACCAAGTCAGGAGCGATGTTCACAAGCGAAGATATCGCGCATCTGGTAGGCATGCCAGTGGGAGACTTTGGGCTATATGTTACCGCCTTTTCTTATAATCCCATTCTTGAGGGCGGTGAGACTTTTGAGCGTTTAGAGTTTTTGGGAGATAGCGTTTTGGGCTTCCTCATTGCCAAGTATCTGTATGACACCTTTCCCGGAAAGAACGAAGGCATCCTCACGAGGATCCGAGTGAAATTTGTTTCCGGGAAATTTCTCAGTAAGCTTGCATTGAACCTGGGCCTCCACAACTACATCATAATGTCCCAGAAGGGTCTCTACAGGGGGTGGAACACAAACCCGAAGATTCTTGAAGACGCCTTCGAAGCACTCATCGGGGCAATTTATCTCGATGGTGGTATCAATGCAGCAAAGCAATTTTTTATGACCACGCTCGCCCGGCACGCCAACATCCAGGAGCTCCTCATTGACTCTAACCACAAAGACCGGCTCGCAAAGCACTGTAGGCGCCTCTCATTGGGGAGGCCAGAGTTTGTGATACAATTCGAAAGGGGAGGGGCCAATTCTTTGTTCATCGTGGGGGTCCACGTGGACGGAAACAAGTTTGCAGAGGGTTCGGGAACCACTCGCAAAGATGCAGAGCAGGATGCTTGCAATAAGGCACTCTTGCACATGGGAATTGGGAATGAGTACATCAGTTAATTATTTTAGCGCAAGAGCCATGTATTTCTTCTTCCACATTGCGGGATCATTTTTCTCTGGCTTACCTGTCTTGCGGTTTACTAGACTATGCGCGAGGACCGTCCAAGCAAAAAGAGTATCCCGGGTCTTCAGGTCCTTGGCTCCAAACTTGGTCATCTCGAGAATAGCCTTGAACCCCTTGCAGCACCCAGCGCAGGGAAGGATGTACTGAATGGTCCTGATGAAGTCACCAAAGTGCTTCTTGTCCTCGGCAGTTGGGTTTACTGGGAAGCGCAGTGCAGCGAGATGGAGCGAAAACCAGAATCCAGGCCCCCAGAGCGACGGGTCAAAGTTTGGCGCATTCGTAGTCATTTATATATACATAACGCTGACATTTTATTATACATTTCCGCGCAGTTTCCCCTTGCTCTCATGTTTGTCCTTAACAAACTTGGTGATGGCAAGAGATGCCATTGCATTCCTGCGCTTGGACATCAAAAACTTATCCTGGAGTTTCTCATCGTGAATGAGATTTACAACAAAATTGACAAAACCTTCGAGCCTTGGAAGAATTTCTACCTCGAAGTATGCCCTGTCTCTGTTGACCGTGATACAGTTCACATCGTCTTCCACAACATTTCCTTCCTTAGACCGCAGACACTCAACGAGGAAAGCCTTGTCCAGGTTCAGGAGGTGGAGATATGTCTGGACCTGAATCATCTCATAACTCGGCAACTTTCCAAACAACCGGTTTACGCGGTTCTTAATCTCAACAAGAATCTTCCTGTCGCGCGTAATGCCATCTATCTTACCCCCAATGGAATACTCAAAGGAACCGTACTTGGTCTCGACAGTCCCAATCACATCCTTGTAAAACGAAGGGTCCTCCACAATGTCAATCTTGAGCACGTCGCGGATATAGTTGAACACGCTATGCTCGGCAACATTTCCGTATGTGGTGTACGCAGTCTTGCGGATTGCATCGTCGACCACCGACGCAATATCATTGGAAATGTAATTATCCCCAGCATACTTCTCAAACTCTTTGGAGAGCTTAGAGTATTTCTCGGCAACGTCGGTGGAACTCTCTTCTTCCTTGGAAGCAACTTGCAACAACTTGGCAATCTTGGGGTGGGTTTTCCCTACCTTCTCTACAATCTCGTCGTTAGTGAGGATGTTGTTCCTCGCCATCGCATTGTTGTAGCTATCTGCATCTGCCCTGTGCCAAAAGGTCTCGACGGCGTCCGCTATCTTCTTGTACTTGTTCTCGTTTATACAGGCTGCCGCCTGACTCGCATATATACATAGGTACGGGGTAATCATTCTTACAGTATTGGGATAAATTTTTTAAGTTATTTTACCGTGGGCGTATATCGACAAATTGTCATACTTATTATGTTTTCAGGTATTAGTTGTAAATGTCGGAAGCTTATATCATATCATGGTGCAAGAAGAGAGGCTACTATGGGCGCACAGGGGACCTCTCACACGTTCTCCTAGACAAAGGAGTCCTATGCGTGCCAGACAGTTCTCATGAGGAATTCCTATCAGAGTATGCCCGTGGAGTTGTAAAGGGTGGAAAGTTCTCATGCGTCGTGGAATACAAGCCCAAGGTATTCAGGATGTTTTATGATCTGGACATAGTTGCGACAAAGACACTTGCCGAGACAATGACATCTGGCACCTTCTCGGAGGAAATTGATGAGATCCTCAAGGAGATCTGCGGCACCACCGCAGACTTGTTTGACATAGGAAAAACAGAAGTGACACTGTGTGTTTCAAATGCCAGCAAGAAGGTCGCAGATGGAGTAAAGGTAGGAATTCACCTAACATTCAGCAACATCTTTGTCACCTCAACAGTTGCATTGCACGTACGGGGCAAGGTTCTCGAGAAGCTCGAAGAAAGAAACAACCCATTTGTGAACAAGTGGGAGGACATTGTCGACGCCGCGGTTCACAAGGGAAGTGGCATGCGTCTTCCTTGGGCATCAAAACCAACAGAACCAAACAGGGTATACGTACCCAAGATTTCATATACGTTGGAGCGTGGGGCAGACGTAAAGGAAGAGCAGCTCGCAGAAATTCATCATTCCTTTGCAGCAACACGGTCGTTGTTACTGAACGTGTCCTTGAGGACAAGGGGAACTCTTACAAAACTTGTGGATAGCATAGCAGACGATAGTTTTGAGTCCCCGTCGATGACAGGGTCTATCCAACACTCGTCCCTCGCAGAGTATTCGGAAATTATCAAGGAAGTAGAGAAGGCGATTCCCAAGGAATACGAGGGCCGTGTCACAGGGGTGTTGAAAACAGAGTTCGTGTACATGTTTCGCCATTCCTCCAAGTATTGTGCAAATGTCGAAAGACAACACCATTCGTCAAACACGTATTTCTTGGTCTCGAGGTCTGGGCTGAGACAGTGTTGCTACTCTAGGAAAGTGGACTTCGAGGAAAAGAGCTGCCCATGTGCCAAGTTCAGGGGGGACCTCATAGAACTTCCAAGGAAAGTTATGACAGAACTGTTCCCCGAAACTCCACCGCAAACACCAAGAATTGTAGCCAAACCAATGCCAGCGGATCAAGCAGGATTCTCTCTCAACCAAATGGAGGACTACGTGACAAAGATTCTAAAACCCGCGGCAAAGAAGTCAAACCCAAAACCAAAACCAAAGACAGCAAAGAAAAGTTCTGTATATGCCATGTTTATGCCATGAATGCGTAAAAATATAATCAATAAAATCTCGCCATATGTAAAATGAGCACTCCTCCAACCAACGTTCCCGAGCTGCCTATGGGTCTTACGCTTGAACCCGATTACATCACAGTCCCAGGTCAGAACTTTGCCCTAGTCAGTTTCGTGGGCCCAGAGCACTGTCGCCAGAAGAGCACCAAGTTCGCAATGAAGATCCGTGGTGTGTTTGCCACCGAGGAGGAGGCCAAGGCATATGTCAAGCGTCTCCAGCGGGCCGGTGACAACATTGTGGACATTTTCCTGATGGCCATGTACAACTGGGCCCCCTGCCCTCCCGACGCCATGGGCGTTGAGACCCAGGAGTACCAGGAGACCTTCCTGAACGACCTGATGCAGGGCTACGCAGAGTCTCAGCGCTCTGCCAAGGAAGTGTTTGCCGACCGCAAGGAAAAGGTGATGAAGGATGGTCTGGACGCACATCTCCTTCCCGAGGAGCGTCTGCCCGCCCCCAAGGCGCCTCTCCCTGCCCCCGAGCCCCTGCCCGCTCTCGAGAAGGTCATCGAGGAAGTTCCCGCTGAAACCGCAGAGCCTTTGGACTCCAAGGTGTCTGAGACAGTGGACCGGGTTTTCAACTCTGACGATGTCTGGAGCGCACGCCACTCGTAAATAACTTAAAAAAAAATTATCTTAATATAGGAGACACCATGGCTTCAAATGCTGACCACTTTCTACTGGCATCGCTACACACTTTCTTTGAGGACAAGCAGAACCTAGCAATAATGATGGAAGTTGTTAAGAACCAGACTCTCTCAATGAGAGTGCTTGACTGGTTTGTATCTAATTATTCCAAGAAAAAGAACATGTTCCTTATTACAAAAGAAGGCAAGCATTTCAACATATACCTGGAATACAAAGCGTCGCTCAAGAGCTACTCAAAACGGTATTTTGACCCATTCTGCCGTGGGGCCCGTGTCATGTTTACAGATGACAAAGGCAAGGAGTTCTCCACAACGGTGGGGCAGCTAAACTTCTTCCGCTGGGCAATCAAGAACGACCTTGTCGAAAAGTGCAAGAACATCGTGGATGACGTGGAAGATGATATGATTTCTGCAGTCAAGCAGCGGAAGAGCATCGACAAAGGAGAATCAAGGCGGGAGCTCAACAAGGCCAAGATTAAGCAATGCTTAACTACAAACGTTGCTGTGACAATCTCTTTTGACTAATTATGTAATCAAAAAAATCAAATAAAAAGAAAGCATCCCAGAAGCATCTTCTTGCGACTGGAATGGCTATTTGACACATTTTATACTGATGTTTAAGATGCTATGGCAAAATCTTCTGCCACGTGCGACCGTATGCTGACTTGCGATCGCCTGAGAGTGCCATACTTATATAACCATGAGATGCGTTGGGATATCCTTTGGATTTAAGATACTCAACAGCATCACTTTGGCTGGTATAATCATCTTTCTCAAGTATGCCATTGATGTACGACGCGCACTTCATCCGCGCGGTCTTCGTGCCGTCATACTTGCCATTGTCATAAGCATCCTTTCTATTTTCAGATTCAGTGCTGAGACGAAGCTTGTGAGGCCGGAAGTCCTCCCTGTTGTCGTCTTCGTGGAGGACCAACATATCTTCTCGCACGACTTTTGGATTGAACGCTTCAAAAGCAAGGATGTGACACGGCAAATTCTTCCCATTGATGGTGATGAATGGATACCCTTTGTCATTACGTCCCAATTGTTTGCCCCACAGAACGTTTTCTGTGCCAATAATCGTGATCCATTTCACGCGATTCATGTTTGATATCTTCCAACGACCCTTTTTGTTATTGGATCCCTTGATCTCCTTCCAATTCTCGCCCTCGAGATCAGAATATACCTTGTACGCGAATCCGCGCTGCTTTGTTTGAGCGTAATATGATATCATGCCTTTGGTAAACTCGCGTTCTTCTGGCATCTTCGTGTTGTTCATATGGTCAACCCACTCGTTCACAGTCTTCTCGATGCCATCCTTGACGACGATAAATGCAGCCTTGTATGTCTCTGGCATTATACGATTATTTTTCTGACCCGACTGGTCATTCCACCGGATGTTTGCCAGCGCGTCATTCTTTTTTTGTTCGCTATCAATATGGTCGGCGGTGTGCTCGGCTGTTGGCGGCTTCCCTAAGAACGTTGATGCTACCGCGCGGCCTACAAGTATACTGCGTTGTTTCCCATCATTATCATACACTCCGCATCTGTTGTACAAACCGTTCCCATAGTTTGGTGTCTGCCCTGATGTCTTGTGTCTGATGACGCCAAGTGTGTCGCACGTGTACTTACTGAATATGACTGGGTTTTCTTTTTTGTCAAAATAGTATTCTAGCGTCTTAATATAATATGACATCCTGATATTACAAGGCACGAGTTCTTTATAATCACAATTTGTCGATATACACGAATATCGACAAACTATTGTATATATTTTTCTCTTTTCTAAGATACAACAGAACAAAACAACAATGGCAATCATCAACAAAGAACCTCTGTTGGCTGATATCGGTAACCGCAAGTATTCTGCTTTCCCAATCAAGTTCCCCGACGTATTTGCAATGTACAAGAAGGCAGTGTCCACATTCTGGACGGTTGAGGAAGTCCCGTTGAACCAGGACATTGCCGACTGGCGTGACAAGCTCAATGACGATGAGCGTCACTTCATCAAGACCATTCTCGGCTTCTTTGCAGGCAGCGATGGCATGGTGATGGAGAACATTGCAAACAACTTCTCCACGGAAGTCACCGACCCTTCCGCGCGTCTGTTCTATGCTTACCAGATGTTCAATGAATCCATCCATTCGGAGATGTACTCTCTCCTGCTTGATGCGCTCATCGAGGACGATGCTGAGCGGAACTCTCTCTTTGATGCAATCGAAACAATCCCCGCGGTTGGAAAGAAGGCAGCGTGGGCACAGAAGTTCCTGTCGCAGGACAAGTCGTTTGCTGAGCGCCTTGTTGCCTGGGTGTGTGTTGAGGGTCTGCTGTTCTCTGGCTCCTTTTGCGCAATCTTCTGGCTCAGGAACCGTGGAGTGATGCCTGGTCTGGGTCTGTCCAACGAGTTCATCAGTCGCGACGAGGGTCTGCACCAACAGTTTGGCGAGCTCCTGTACTCAAAGCTGGAGAACAAGCTGTCTCTGGCACAGGTGAAGGCAATCGTGGAGGAGGCAGTTGCCAACGAAAAGGAATTCATCTGTGAGGCAATTCCTTGTCGTATGATTGGCATGAACTCTGAACTGATGGGACAGTATCTGGAGTTTGTGGCAGACCGCATCTTCGTAGCACTTGGCCATCCCAAGCAGTACAATGCCACAAACCCCTTCGACTTCATGGAGCTAATCTCTCTGGAGGGCAAGTCTAATTTCTTCGAACGCCGTGTATCTGAATATCAACGTCCAGGTGTGATGAATGCTGAGGATAATGTGTTTGACATGGATGGCGACTTTTAAACAGTAGACTTTATCTCTATATCTACATTCTTGGCAACATCTGTGTAAAACTTCTTACTACCATGAGGCAACTTATACATCCGGTGATCGCCGGCAGCACACATCTTGACAACTTCAGCGCCAGAGATAGGTTCATCTTTCTTTTTACCAGTTTCAAAAGCAGGCTTTGTGAGATCCTTCAAAGGGACCTGGGCTCTGGGGGGCAAGTAGGGGAGGTGGTACGTGTCGTCAAAAACCTCCGAACTATCTACGAGATACTCGTTCCTGTATTTCTTGAGGTCCTGAGCAACTTCGCGCTTGGTCACGGGGTCTATATGCTTCACCACATTCTTGTCAGGATCGTATGTTATGTATTGGCGCTCTGCCATCTTGCCCCGCGTATACTTGAACAAAATTGCGGGTATCTCACTGGGGTCGGCGCCGCGCAGCTCATTCACACAATCAGTGTTCTTCACCGCATCATATACCGATGATACAACAGACTTGTCGGGAACATGAAGGTGTATCTGGATGTTCTGAACGGTGAGATTACCATTGTTGGTATGGAGAGCAGTTCCTTGACCAGTCTGAACAATAGACACAGCTGCTAACTTGTCATATTCTTCCCTCAAAACAAACTCCTTAGAATGTGTTGACATTATCTTATCTTTGCATGCCAATGTCTTTGAATGTTTCATTGCGTTGGTCTTTACAGTGGTATAATAGCCACACTGACATTCAAACACTGGCAACTCATATATCTTAGCCATTACAACTATATAACGATAAATATTTAAGTTATTTACATAGGTATAATACTTATGTATAATACTTCTCACACGGCACAGTAGTTTTTGAGGTATAATAGTTTCTTTATTTTTTTTTTTTTTTTTTTGAAATTACTTCATCATCATCATACCATCGTGAGATCGGTGACCTTGTAAAAAGAAGAATTATGGTCGTGTCCGACTTTCATCTTTCTACTTATACCGGTTATCTTGAACCGACAAGGTGGCAATAGTATTTCATACTCGCCGTACGAGCCAAACATATTCAGGGGGGCAAGAAACAACACGTGTTTCCCAGGGGGGATTCGTATCCGTTGCAGATATCTTCCATTGTGAGCAAATTCAGTAGCATAGTGTGGGTTGTACGCCGTCGACGAAAAATATGGATAGTCTACGACAGAATTGTTTTCGTCGTCAAACACGTCTTTAGTAAGCCCGCGATATACGACCATATTTTGTCTCACGGGAGGAGAGGCAACTAGTATTCTCTTCAGATCTTTTATATACATCTTCACTGCGAGTTCTAGCGCTTTTTGGCTAAACATGTTTTTGTTTGCCATCACCACGTATACCATGTACTTTTCTGTGAGATCTTTAGTAGTCTTGAATTCGACAAGCAATTGATCTTCTTTGGTATTCTTGGTAGTTTTCATGGGATCGTACCCGGAATCAATGAGTGCAGTAAATTGTGGAAATAGAGGAAATGGCATTTCCTGCTCAAATCTTGGTAAATATTTCAGATTCCCCGTCCTCTGATATTTTCCAAGCCACTCATGACTGCGATGAGTGTATGCGGCCACTGTCCATATGTCATAATCCGACAACGTTTTCAGGTACTTTATCTGTGCTTGAAACCACGTCGGGTCTATGTTGTTTTTTCTCATGTTGACAATATCTCTGGAATCCACGGCTCCGCCCTTTCTGAATGTAAGAGGAATTTTAATGATTTTTTCTGATCTTTTTAACAACCTCGTATCTTTGTTCAGTAATCTGATGATGGGCATTTCTACTTGTACCGAGTCCGTGACAATTCCTTTATTGGATGGGTTGAGTCTTGCGTCAACTTTTGATTTCCATAATTGTGCATATTTTTTTGACACTGTATCTGTACTACCCATCTTTCCATTGCGTCTCTTGCCGACGTTGCTGGTTGTCATGGACTTTGGCGTGAACACCCTACGTTCTTTGGTGTTGCCGACCTTGACCGTGTTCGTCACGGGACTGCTTCTGCTGATTCTACTGCCACCACCACCGCCGCCAACGTCAATGGTATTGACGAGGGGTGACGACTTTGGCGTGAACAGCTTTTTGACGTACACCTTTTTGACCTTTTTGCCGCCATCTCCTTTCACGTATGTACGGCCCTTTGTGTCCGTGAACACCCGCCGACCTTTCGCGTCCACCTTGCCCGTGTTCGACACGGGTCTGCTAGTGGTGGACGACGACATTGGCGGGAACAGCCTTTTGACGAAGCCAAATATGTCCGCGAACACCCGCCGATCCTTTGCCTTCACCTTGCCTGTATACGTATCCATATTAGTACAAAATATTTTTCTTTGCCAAATGTAAAAATGTGAATGAAAGTTAAGAAAGAGATCACTGGAATTTGACAACAGAAAGGATGCCATATGGAGCCTTGTTTTGAACTGTAATAGTAATCATATCTCCCTTCTTCATACCGTGCTTTGTCTTTTTTACAGTTGGCATCCTGATCTTTGCGGATGGATCGGTGTACCTTAATCTTAGCATGTCAGCACCCATCACCTCGCTTACTCTGCCATTGACTTTCATGGTAGAAGGCGCTGGTGTTGGTGCGGGTGTGGGCTTGGGTGCGGGTTTTGGGGTTGGTGCTGGGAGTGGTGTGTTGGAACCTCCACCTACCTTTGCAATTGATACAAGTCCATACGGGGCCTTGTTTTGTATGGTGACGGCAACAGTTTCTCCTTTCCTTGCATTCAGAGCAACAACTGGCAATCTGCGCTTTCCGGACGGATCCATATAGTTTACTCTTGCCTTGCCACCGGGTAGCACCTCGCTTACTTTGCCAGGTATATTCACAGTCGTCACCATACTAGACACAACTGTTTGCAGCATGCATGGGATGACCTTTTCATATATTGGCAGAGAAGGATGGAGCCCGTCGGACATTTTTGTGAGGTCTGCATCATTACCACAGGTGATGAACTGAATTCCACGCGCGTCTGCGGCCTTCTTAATTGCTGCATTCATGGGGCCTACATCGCGACCTACGCGTGGCAGGATGTTCCAAGAGAATATTTTGGCATTGGGATAAATCTTCTTGGCCGTGTCAAACATGGTTGCAATTTCAGCTTCTGGAGGAGGCAAATCAGTGTTGTTGGTACCTATCCACAGTACGAGAGCTTTTGGTGACTTGGGAGGCGCTTCCTGCATGCGTTTGATTATATGCGCAAACCTGTTACCCCCTACTCCAGAGGTTTCAATTGCTTTCCATTGTGGGAAGTTCAGTTTGCTGGTCAAGTACCCCCCCATTATCTTGGTAATAGAGTCACCGTAGATAAGAATGGATCCTGGGGGGAATTGTTCGATACCGGGAATTGTTTTTGGAGTTGCTGGTTTGTACCCAGGAGGTACTGGGGGGGTCACATTTGAAATGAGCAGTGGCAACATACAGGGTATTATTTTTTCGTACATATCTACTTCTGGGTTGACTCCGTCTGGGAATAGCGACGGCGAGATTGTCTCATTGCAATACGTGTACCTGAATGGCTTGGAAGTCATGAGTGACTTCAGCAGAGTATTCACCTTTTTGTTGTCTACATTTGTCTCGGAAAGAACACTTGTCACGATGAGTGGTATATTAGAAAATTTCTTCTTTGTTGTGTCTATGAGAGTGGTGATCTCCTGGGAAGAGGCTGCTGCCGCGGCGGCCCCATTCATCCATATCATGGTAGCATATGGCGCCGTTGGTAGGGTTTTCACATCTATCGATGCGATCCGGTTTGTGAGGGCGGCAATCGACTCTCCTGGAACTCCCATGGGGTAAAAGGCTTTCCATCCTTCGCCAAGCTGGGGGTATTTTTTCATGTAATCATCAAGAGTTTTAACAATGGAACCGCCAAACAAAAGTATGGACTTAGGAGTGAAAATTTCAACACCAGGTATGAACGCAGGCTTAGTGGGTTGATAATCAGGGTTCAGAAAAGTTTCCGTGGGAGCCAGGCGCTTGATAAATGTTGAGGAGTTCTGAAAGGTCTCTTTGGGTTCCTCACTTTTTTCAAAAAGCAAAAATTGGCCCCAAGAATTCGATCTGATATCAAACATTTATAGGGTTTATATATGGTTTTATTTTATTTTAAAAAGATAACCATAAGTAATATGTGGCTTTTCTTCTTGGCGATTACTCTTCTTATCATGTATTATTACAGGTCATCACTGAGGGTGATAGCAAAGAACATGAAAGTTAACGGGGTGGAAATTGAAGGTCTCGAAGATTTTGAGAAACAGTATCCTCATATTTGCGCAGATGTAAAGACCAACCTGGTCAGGTTCAATAAGCTGTATCAGAAGACGTTTGATTTTGATAATGTAGGTGTTGACATTATCAATGATCTTTTCTCGATTCGAGACGACGTATTGTATCCACTGACCGAGATAAAACTAAGACTTCCAAATGATCTGATGATGGAAAAGGCGATAACACGGGTTCACGAGCAGGCAGACAGGAGGATGCTCGAATACATTACCGATGTGAAGTCAAGATTTAATTATGCCATTTTCCCTGGTCAGACAAGTTCTGCTTTTGATGCAAGGCATTATCGGGCGGTCAACGATGTGGTATTATGAACTCTTGAAAAAACCTGCAAATGTGTTGAGGCCCAGTGTCCTCTCGATGTTTGCATGGCCTGGCGCAAGAGGCTTGGTTCTCTTGAGGCGCATGTTCTCATTCTGAACCCCTGTTGTGTTGATGACAAGGGGCTTTTCTGCGACTGCGGACGACACATTTATTTCGGCGGTTTTGTACTCGTGTGTATCGTATGGCACAATCTTAGTCTTCAGACCATAATTAATAGCATAGTCCTCGCTTCGCGTATGTGCCCTGAATTCTTCTATTGTCAGATGACCTCCAAATGCCTTTAGCACCACCCGGCTGGGGGCAGGGGTTACCATGTCTGTCTTCCCGGTGAGCATCTTGCGGTAGTGGCGGATGTTAACCTGGTGAACCCCGGAAAGCACTCTGCTCATGGTGTCCCGTCCATATCCCTTGACGCATTCCCAGGAACAGAACTGTCCTCCTGTCTTGAAGTGTCCTGATCTATTATCATATGAGAAGGGGTATTCTAGAGTTTCTCCCTCCCAAGAATGACAGCAATGCCAGCATAGCGTTGATATTGCTACAACTTTCTCAGTGACTTTGACAGTGTCTTTCTGAATGTTGCTGATGGTGAGGATCCTGTTCCATGAGGTAATGAGATCGTCGAGGGCCATGACTGATTTGTGCTTGATTACAAAATGTTAAGTTATTTCATTAGAGATCGTCATACCAGCCATCTTCGACTCGCCGCTTAATATACACGATAGACTCCTGCGCCTTCCTGATGGTGTCGATTGCCATCGAGATATCATTCTTGTACTCTTCAATTTCGAAATCAATGTTTACTGATTCTGTCTCCGCCGAACGATATTTCATACTCTCCAGATACCAGATGGCATATTCGTTGTTGACGATCCTGCACTTCTCGCCCTCAATAAGGGACTTGTAGAAGTTTGTTGCCATGATATCCTGGTTGCTGGGGATGTTCATGATGTTTTGTTTGGTGACATTTCTATCTTGAAGAGTTCTTTAGTAGAGTTTCAATCACCGTGGTAAAATAACAGATTTCCTGGGTCAAATGACATAAATAATGTGTGATTAATTAAATGCAAGATACTGGGAAGGTTGATGCAAAGAATCGAGTAGTTTTCTCCGACAAAGGAAAGACTTTTGTTATGCAAGATGGCAAGAAGGTGTATGTAAAGAAACTGTTTTCTCCCAAGGAGGTTCCAAAGAATGTCCCCACCAAGTACGCAAGAATATGGAAATCAAAGGTGGACGCGCGACTGAAACCCAGCAGGAAGGGCATTCGCAAGAATGATGTGAATTTCGTGATGCCCACCGTGAGATTCTCTCTGAATACACTAAACGGGTCCTTGAAGAGGGTGAACAACGCAATACGCATTCCTCTGGACTTCAAAAAGGGCGGTGCTGTGAATTCCCGTGACATTGTCGCGATGAAGAAGAACAATGTAGACCCTACTTGGTTCTTTGCCCAGGTGAAATATCTTAGGTCTCTTAATGATTATGACATCATGACAGTCGCGGCATATACACACTTCAGTCATTTGTGGATTGGAAAATACCAGAGGACAGGCACCATTAACGAACTGCCAGAGTTCAGAAGAGATATGATATACCCTTTGTTCTCCCAATTTTCGGTGGCAGTCGACTATGGGTTCGATCCTATAAAACCTGGTATGGACTACACTCTATTCATGAGTTCTTTCAAACAATCGTCAGACATACGGACCAGGTATGCTATTTACGTGGCGCTTGTAGAGGCTCGTGTGTTGAGCAAGCAGGCGTTGGAACTCATGGTCCAGATGTATATAAATGATTTTCAGAGAATCATAGATGCCTCTCCACCAGTGGAGAAAGACCTTGTCTTGTACCGTGGTGTATCTAAAGATGTATATGAGTCTCAGAAGAGTGATGTTGTAAAGTCGCCATTTTTTTCGTCTGCTGCTTTCAATCCTTCTCATTCCGCGCTATATGCCTCTGGTAAGACCAAATATTTACACCGCATAAAGGTTCCTAGTGGAAAACATGCTCTGTTCGTCGCGCCGCTTAATCAGTTTGGTAAAGCGGGAGAGTATGAGATCGTGTTGCCTCCGTGCAACTTCAAGGTAACCGGTAGGAACAGGAAGATGAAGCTTGGGAAGGAATTCTATACAGTTACTGATCTGACAATGATCAGGTAAAATGTCGATATATTTGTATATCGACAAAAGTTGAATATTATTCTATCATAGTATGTTACAATAATGTCTCTGATAGAGTCCAACGAACGTTTGGTGTCTGCTCTTCGCCGCATTCATGATGCCAACACTGGTGTTACCTTCTCAAACAAGAACAATGATTTCAAAGTCATGGTTCGCAATGATCCCGATGGTGGCGTAGGACACTTCATGACGTTTGAAGTTGTTATTATCGCAGAAGACAACAACGCAATTCTGAGGAAATGTTTGGACCATTTCGTTGACACGGTTGGATTTGAAGACGACGGGGAGCAAGAATTTATCGTTGGCAGTTTTGAGGTTGACAAACGCGTCGGTAGCGGCGAAGATGACGTTGAAGATCTTAAGGAAATGTTGAACAACCTGTATGAAACTTCATATTGCCATTGCGGACAGAGATTCATTCACGACGGTCAAGACATGTGCGTGTTCTGTGATATGACGGCGACGCCAGAAAAGCTCGCACCATTTGATTGCGCAGTGTGCATGGAAACGGGACATGACTTTCACTCTACCAAGATGAAGTGCTGTGGGAACAAGCTTCACGTGCTTTGCGATGACCAATGGTTCCGAAAGGGCAACAAGACTTGTGCTTTTTGTCGCGCAGAACTCCCAAAACGTGAACACGACACCGCAGGTGGTTTTTTGGATCGTTTGGTGTCCAGCATTGCCGGAGAAGTTGAAAGGAGACTAAATGGAGAAGTTAGCGAGGAGGAAGTTGAATAAAAATATTTATACTTAATATAAAAACAAATGGCTGGCATGTTTGACACACTTAAGATTTTCATCCTAGTTGGTGCTTACTTTGCCGCCTTCCAGCTCGGAAAGATGGCTGAGCGCCCCAAGAACCTTTGGCCCAAGGCAAAGACCGGTCAGAACCCCTGGGTTGCCGGCGCGTGGGCAGAGTGGCAAAAGGTGTACATGGGAGTTGTAGCCGTTGCCGTGCTACTGACCGTCATGGGTCCCGGTGGCTTTGGCATGGGTATGGGCGGCGGCTTTGGCGGAGGCCGGGGCGGGGGCTATTACTAGACGCGTTACATAATACTTTTGTAAACTACCATTTACAAATGTCATTTGACCCAGGATATACCAAGGAGATATAATGGAGGAAAATAATATATCCATACCATTTACATGCAAACCAAGATTGCTCGCTCAGTGGCCATTGCCCCTCTGAAATCCCTGGTTATCGCTTCTCGTCCGCGTCCGAAAGCAAATTGCCGTCCGAAAGAAGTCTATCTTTAAGATATTTGACTTCTCTGACTTTATAAGCGACGACATTATTGATACCGAGTTGGAATCTGAGCACATTGCCGAGGATCTCCGCAAGCAAGCAGAGCATATTCAGATTTCCGTAGAGTATCGTTTGTCTCAAACCCGCCGATGACGCGCATCAATCTTGTGTCTCCCGGCGAGCTGGCAAACGAACACGTTTTTGCCGAGTGGCGCGAGATAAAGATGGTTCCCAAGGCCCTTGCTCGCAGTCTTCGCACTCAATCTTCCGATAAGGTGGCGAAAAAAATTCCCAAGAAGTTTACTCTTAACACCGGTCATGTCTTGTTCTTTTATGACAAGGGCGCATATCTGCGCAAGAGATACCAGGAGCTTACAGAGGAACTCGAGAAGCGCGGCTACAATTTCAACCGCGATGCTGAGTTTGACCCGGACGGCGTGATGATTGCAGACCAATGGAATGGAGACTACACCCCCACAGAAGAAGCGTATACGATCATTCGTGCACGCATTGCCGAGAAGATTGCGATGAAGCCTGACTTTTATCACTTTGGTCAAGTGGTAAAAGCATCATCAAAAAAATAACTGAATAAATTAAATTAAATGGTTGTTTTGACTGCTGCGGATGCACAACAAATTCGCTTGGCAAAAAGAAGCGTTAGCCACGAAACATACAAGATGCTCTTTGAAATCGCTATACAACGTGTAAAACTAAAGGCAGAAATGGATCACACGTCACTCAGCTACAGGGTTCCGCATTACATGATGGGCAGACCAGCGATAAATGTTCACCATGCAGCGCGCTATATATCAGAGAAACTCCGGTTCTATGGTTACAAGGCTTCTTTCCGCGAGGCCGATGGGTCGTTTTACGTAGACATTGACTGGTCCAGAGAGCCCGTGAAGGTTCAAAAGAAGCCAAGGGACGTTCGGCGGCCCAAGGTTATCGATGCCAGTGTAAAATCCAACCCAGCAGAGGCGGTACGGCGTATGGAAAAGATAAAGTTGCAACTGCAAAACACCCTTAAAAAGAAGTAGCGTGTTTTATTTTTGAAAATTTAATATATAGATTATTTAAACAATGAGTGCAAACCAGAAGCTCAGTCCCTTATTGGTAGAAGCGAAGAATTCGTATATTTCCCAGCTGGCCGATGTGGCAGCCCCCTTCATCATCAACACTATCAACACTCTGTATATGGCGGCCAAGAAGGAGGCTGGGTTTTCCAAGCCCACCAAGCTTTTCCAGACCAAGCTCCGCGAGATCCCTCTGTGGAACCAGAGTTTCATCGATGCCCAGGTCACCGCTATCACCAACAAGTACAAGTATTTCCCAGAGCTCGTGGCAGCTGCTTTTGTGTCCTACGTCAAGATTCTCAGTTCCGTGAAGATCCACTCTAAGAAGCCACACATTCAGCTGAAGCTGCCTGCCGACGATGTCTTTGTCCACAAGATCTTTGTCAACGCGGCAAAGAGTTTCTATCTTGACCCCGCGCTTGTAAAATCTCCTCGCGAAGTCCGCCTTGCTCTAGTCAGGAATGCAGTGGAGACCGCCGTACGCGAGCTGCTGCCCACCGAGGACATCCTGCGTGCATATCTGGGCGGCTCTGTAGACGCAGATGGGATCCAGACCGAGGAAATAGACGAGGAAGAAATTGACCTTTCTCCAAGTCCTGATGAGACAAGTCCCGAGGAAGCCATGCCTCAGCAACAGCCACAATACGTGGTCCCTGGTTCCTTGAGCCCCGTCCAGGCCCTTGGAAGTCCCGACATTTCCCCGAGCCCTGCCCCCGGCCCAGCTTCCACCATCCCTGAAACGCAAGACACTGCCGTTGCTGTGGCTCAGCTCCAGCACATCCTGCAGCAGACTGCCCCCTCTCCCGTCCCAGTGAGCCAGCCCCAGTACCTCCAGCCCAGTCCTAGCCCAATGGCCCAGCCAACGGTGATAACAGTGCCAAAGTCTGCCCCATATCCTAACGGTGCTTTCGTTTCCCCCATGCCACCTAAACTCCACGGGGATGCAACAGGTGATAGCTTCTTTAGCTAAGTAACCGTAGTTTTTTGTAAATAAAAAAATATGAGTAAGTTAAAACATGCTGGACAACCCATATGCCGCGTCTACCATCATTGCCCTGCTGGCAGCAACTCTGTTCACTCTGTACACCAAGTTCTCCAACAAGGAGGAAAAGAATCTGTATGGCAAATTTGCCCAGGTGTTTGTTTCCGCTCTTGTGGCAGGTATTGCATTCACATTTGTGACAAGTTCTCCCGACGAGACGCTAAACCTGCCATTTGAGCAGGGTGGCCTTGCTGACTTCTGAGTGATTTAATTTATTTACTTTTTGCCCATACTTTACAGTATAGACAAAATGTTTATCTATAAAAAAAATAAATGATTAAACTAAATATGGCTAGTTCTATTATAAAGTGCAATCTACTGAACGCATTCAAGAGAGAAATCACCAGCGCTGTAGGAGATAACGAAGTCATAGCAACCAGTAGATTTTTCAACATTGCCCGCGACACGGCTTGGTCGGTTGTCACAAGTTCCAAGCTTGGAGCGCATTTTGACCAGCTCACGATGGAGGCTCTTCAGGACTATCTGTTGAATGTTTCAAAATATATTGCGGTCGACTATTCTAACTCGGTATCAGCAGATGTCGACGACCTTCTCCATAAACTAGAGTTGTACATTGAAGAAGAGTGCAGTCAGTTTGCCGATAAAGAAGATGATGTCTACATCTCAGATGAAAACTTAGAGTCTGCCACAAAGCCCAAACCCGCTCCCAAGCCCGCTCCCAAGCCAGCACCTAAGCCTGCCCCAAAGCCTTCTCCCAAGCCTGCTCCAAAGCCTTCCCCCAAGCCTGTCCCTAAACCTGCCCCTAAACCTGCCCCTAAACCTGCCCCTGAACCCGCCCCTGAACCCGCCCCTGAACCCGCCCCTGAACCCGCCCCTGAACCCGCCCCTGTCCCTAAGCCTGCCCCAGCACCGATACCACCTGCAACATCGTGTGCCAAGGACCCCGTCAACACCAAGGAAGTGTGTTGCACAAAAAAGGCTCTCCTGGGGGATTTTTCAGATCCTGAATGTAATCCCGCGGTGAAGAAACCATTCGACTGGAAATTCTGGGGTATTGTGCTTTTGATCATCATAATTCTAGCGATTATAGGGTTCTTTGTTTACAAGAAGTTCTTTGCTCCTCAAGTGGAAGTGGTATTTGATGATAATATGAATAATATGAATAATATGAATTTCAATAACTCCGGAGAATTCGATAATTATGGAAATGAAGGTCTTGATGTGGAAGACTTGGAAATACTAAACATGCCACTTTCACCAGCATCTGCTTCCCCGGTGGCTGCATCTGCTTCCCCCGTGGTTGCGTCTGCTTCCCCCATAAGATCACAGTAAACTAACTAAAAATTCTAGAGACGGACATCAAGAAAGGTGCTGTTAGGTAGCACAGACAGCAAGTAACTGCGAGGCATAAAGCGAGTTTCCAGTTCTTTAAAATTGACATCAGGAAGGAGAATACGCCCTTAAATATAGGCCCCAGCACCTTGCCAACGCCTTTGCCGAAGTCAACAACCGCCCCGCCAATTTTCTTACCAACGTTGGCCACCTTGCCACCAATATCCTTGCCAACGTTGCCAATGTCCTTACCAATGTCCTTGCCCTTGTCAACAATGCCGCCTCCAATGTCCTTGCCCTTGTCGCCAATGTCCTTACCAATGTCCTTGCCCTTGTCGCCAATGTCCTTACCAATGTCCTTTATCTTGTCAAATGGTTTCTTGATGCTGAATGGTTCGTACGTAGACATTCTAACGGGTTCCAGAATCATTTAACATTACGAAATATTTTTATTCATGCGCCAAAGAAATTGATTCTTTGATTCACACAGTTTTTATGTACTCCCATCTTAGTTCCCCGCAAATAGCCTTCCAAATCTGGTCCTGAGCGTGCAGGTTTTGCCTACATTTCAGGAGCGGAAAGTATGGAAGCAAAGAATCCTCTCCGAGGAGTTCTGAGAACTTGTATAGCACATAGTTGTAGGACAGGAAGTTCTTCCTGTGAGGAGGCTTGTGCTTCTCGAACGGTGCCTGTATTTCTGTGAACATGTCCCTGAACTTCTTCTCAAGAGATTGGCTCAGTTTGAGCGTAGGCATCCCGGTGATGGCATGCGTGATGGAATAAATGTTGTCATAATAGTTTGAATACCCAAGTTTCTTCAAAAACTGTTTTACCTTGGTTGGTTTGATGTCGCTCGTACAAGAGATCCGATGCTTCTTGAATTCGGAACGCACCGCCTCGATAACTTCATCGGGAACGTGCGTCCCTTCCTTGGCTTGAAGTGCATTGAGGCACTCTATGAGGTGGTTAGACCTCTTATAAGCCATGGAGTTGTTTTGTTCGGAAAACGTATACGACTCGATATACTTTGAAGTCTTTCCACACTTTGAGCACACCATATCACATTGTGTAGAGTCTATTATCTCGCTGAGGTCGCCTCCGCAGGAACATTTGTATATTTCATCTATGGTTTCTCTTTCCGTGACGGCATCTATGGTTTCCTGGTTCTTCACTTTCTCCACATTGTACAGGTATCTCTTGAAGATTGTATTATTCTCCTTCACGGATGTTACCTGGAACATCTTATTTTCAGCTACCTTTGTCTCTTCTTGGATTTCTTTTTTTGTGTCATACATCATCTCCTTTATGTATGGTATAGAATTGAGGAGATAATCAATTTTCTCCTGTTCAATTTCCTCGGATTTCTTAGGGTTTTTTTGCTTTCTTTTCTCGAACAGTTCTATGTTTTTTTCTACTGCCTCATTGAACGTCGAGAACTCGGACACTTGTTCGACCCTTTTTTCTTTCTTTGTTTTGTATTTCTTGGTCTCATATTTGAGACGAATGAGCTCCTTGTCAGCCTTATCTGGGTACCGTGGGAGAGGTGTATTGTTATACATTAATTTACAACTGATTATTTTGTTTAAACTATTTCGTAAAAAAGAGTTTAACAAAAAGTTTTCCTTACTTACATCAATGGATGCCATCAAATTCTATAGCAGATTTCTGTTCAAGAAGATCACTCATTCTTCTGGCATCAAGGTCGACCAAATACTTGTTTTTGACGAAAGCTTGACCCCTATTTCCTATTGTGAGAACGCTCAAAAATTTCTCACGATTGACCAACTACGGGAGAAGCTTAGAATTCCCGAATACAGAATTGAAATTCGCTATTCTATCCACGGAAAGAAATTTCGCGCAGTCATTCGAAACGGTGACAATGTTAACTTCCCTATCCGCAAGGAGTTGGGCATGTTTCCAAGAGTCAGGATCAACAAAGCATATGTTCTTACCGTGGACGGTATCAAGATTGATGTCACGAAGCGTGTTCTAAAGTACGCAGGTCAAAACATGGATTTCAACCAACATGCTGGTGCGCTGATATTCACAGAAGACATGTTCCCTTTCCATGACACTGACGAGTACAAATCTCTTATCATTGAAACAAGCAACGGTGACTATGAATACACCATGCACGACTTGCTCATACTTTACAATACCAGAGTATACACTCAATAAACTACAAAACTTTAATAAAATAATGGTATATATAAACAGAAAGATGTGGGTGTATGTTATTGTTCTGGCATTGATAATCGCATTTTATGTAATTACCAGAAAGGAAAAATTCTCCATGGATTGGATGAAACAGGGATTGACAGACGCCGTGAATAAACTGTCTGGATCAACTCCCGAACTGACTACTTCTGGTCTCACCGCGGCCATTTACAATGCTGCAAAAAGGCTCCCAAAACCCATGTCTCCCAAAGCAAAGTTCGACGATATCATAGGCAAAGATGCAGATGATATGTACGTCCCAGCTTTTTACAAAATTCAAACTTCATTCCCTCCTTTGATAAAGCGTCAGCCACGGAAATTCAATCTTGTGGGCTGATGAATGTCATTTGACCCAGGAGAACAATATGTATATAGTTGAAAAATTATCAGTTTCTGAAAGACTCACAAAAATGAACTTTCAGACGCAAAGACCCCGGCGCCCCATCGGCAACAGGAATGGCAGTACAGATTCTCTCAACACCGTCATGACGAGGAAGTCCAGTTTGGATACTGGCAGCAGCAGGAGCAGCAGTAGCGATTCTCTCAACACCATGACAAGGAAGCTCAGTTTGGATATCAGTATCGGTGCTCCGGAGAAAATGACTAAAATGGCTGTTAATTTTGTTACAAATAACACTGTGACCTCTTTGGCTACTACTGTAGTTCCCGACATTTATGGGACGCTTGTCTCCATGGCACTGTGCTATGTGACCCAGAATTATAAGATTGTAAAGAGAAAGCCTTGCATTCTGTTTCACCCCAAGAAAATACTGCGTGCTATGCCTTTGTCTGTCTCTGGACTTCTGCTTGATACGGTTTTTACAAATGGAGTTGACAGTATTGAAGATGGTACCATGCATCTAGCGGCACATGTTGTTCTTAAAACTCTACAAATTTCTATGACGCTGTTGTAATCAGTCAACAACTTCTTCGATTATGATAGGAGGGCGTGGAGAAGGAGGGGTATCATCATCAACTACCTTGGCTGTCAGAACAAGGGCCGCAGCAAGTGCAGCAACTGTAGAAAACAAGATGATTTCGCCAGTCTTCATTTCTGCAATATCCACATATATTTTTGGTGTAAATTTAACATATCAACTCTCGAGAAGAGCGTCAACTGCTGTCACCACAATGTTGACAAGAGATTTCTGGTCGCTAGAGTAAAGAACAGTATGTTCCTTCTTAACTTCAAAGGTGATGACTGTGCCGTTGAATACAATGTGTCCATTGCCGTGGACAAGGCACATGGGGCTCGGAGAACTTTAGGTCCTCAAAGTATACCACAAATTCTCCCCTCTTGCCAATGGAATCGTAAATATACTTCCGCACAGCAAGTTCCTCGGTTTTTTCAGGACAAGCTTGTGCTCGGACAGAGGCTCCTCTGATACCCAAGACCAGTCGTGGAAAGTCATTTTGATGACTATACCATCAGATT